TTAGGCTGCACGACAAGCACGCAAGGCGGCAATACGTTGTTGACCAATGGCATGATATTCAGCAAGAAGTTCAATACCAATATAACGCCGTCCTGAAAGCGCAGCAGCGATACAGGTAGAGCCAGAACCCGCAAACGGATCGAGTACAATAGCGTTAGGCTGCGTAAAAGACTCTATGAGCGGTTGTAAACTACTAACGGGCTTTTGTGTCGGATGATAGATATTGCCTGTATATTGCCATGACTGTACGTCTTTCATTGGCTTTATGGGCATTACCGGACGGCCTTTCGCCAACAGATAAGCATTTTCGTGGCTGTGCCCTAAAAACCCAGTTTTTGACGTATAGCGTTTCTTGAAAACGAGATGACCCACAATACGGAAGCCGGATTTTTTCCACGCATCAACAAATTTTTCAACCCGATTCCAGCCGTAAAAACTGACCATCAGACTATTGGGCTTCAATACACGAAACATTTGTTGACAGGCTGGCAATAACCAGTCGTCGTTTTTATCGTTGGCAATTGATCGCCCTGAGCGATCCGTGTAATCAACCAGATAAGGCGGATCGGTGAGGATAAAATCGATTGCATTATCAGGAAAAGTTGCCATAATTTTCTGGCTGTCACCCTGTATAAATCGGGACATGTCGAGTGTCTCCTATTTAGTGGGACAGCAGGAGGTGACCCCATGTCACCGTTCCCTTACTGCCCGATGTCACGAAGCCATTGACCATTTGGGGTCAAGTGGAACGTGGAATACCGGAGCCATGTGTGGCGAGGATATGCCGCGAAAGCCACTTTAAGGCTTGCCGTCCCCTAAAAATGGGCGAATGGCAAGCTGGCATCGGGCAGTAAGGGAAATCCTTCAAATTTTAAATTAATGCGATGGATAAATCTGATTTACAGGCGGAATTCAATTTATTTAAGCGATACGCTTTTTTTCACTATGCTTCTGACATCCCGTAGGGAAACATCAGCGGAGCCGCCATTAGCGGCGACATCCTTATTTTTATGAATAGCTACAGTATTTTGCTTGTTTTTCTGTGAAAAGAATAGGAGTGAGTAATCATCTTTCCAGTGTTATCTTCAAATTAAGATAAAGTTCTTCTGCCATGTCGTGCAAATCTTCGCACTCATCTGCACAATCATCCAGATTAAGTTGATTGAGCTTATCTAAGAGTATTAATGTTTGGCTTTTGATAAAACCCGCCATATTGAGGGCTGATAGTTCTTGTTTGTTCATCGTTTGTTAAAAGAATTAATACATTAATGAGAGAGTTGATATCGCCAATTATCTTTTCAGATTTGATAACATAGCAGACACATTTTTTTCAGAAGAAAGTTCATTAGTCGCCTCATGCTTAAGTTCTACAGATTGACTGATTTTTTCTCTGCCTGTTGTCTGCTCTAAAATTGAATAAAAATTATTAATATCAAACTCTTTAGAATAGAAAGTACTAATCAATCCTAACAAACGACTATCAATCTCGGATAAGGCCGCCGCCGTTATTATTGCCTGACGATAAAAATCGCCTTTCAGTTGACTAGGTAAGTTTTCAATAAAGTCAATGGCCTTTTTATCCTGTTGATATATTGAAGGATGAAGGTAAGCAGTGATTTTTTTTCGACTATTATTCATAAAGTTTTAACCTTATTCAGTTAAGACAAAGCAATCGCTTTAACTAAGGCTAATTGCGGTTCAAAAATTTTCTCTACCTTATGATTTTTAAAATAATCGTTAACATAAGAATAAATAATTTCAGCCCCCCCACCTGTTAAATAAATTCGATTAATATTATTAATTTTCTCAATCTCAGAGATAACTCTGTCCGCTAAATTTTTAGAACCTTCAATCACAACTTCAGTAATATGCGTGATTTTTTTCGGGTCATTAATGACTTTTTTTAATAACGCCATATTATTCACATTTTTAATAACTTCATCGGCAATGTAATAACTACTCGGTGATGAGGCAAGATAAAGTGCATTGATAACAGATTTAGTCAGTTTTGATACGCCTATTTCAGAATTACCTTTAATCTCTGAAATATTATCTAACAGACCTTGAATTACCGCGCAATCTAATGTTGTGCCACCTAAATCAACAATTAAGCTTCGTTCTAAAGAAGAAATATTATCTTTTATTAATACTTCCCTCACTGCCGGAATAGACTCAGGCATCACCATCACGTTAACGATGTTAAAGTTTTCCCCTTTATTGATATTAACTTTCTTTAAAATATTTTCTTTTTTTCGCTGAATATTTTTTTCGTTAATTTGCGCATCTTCCGTAAAGAATTCAGTAACAGGAAGCGTCACAGTCAACTCAATATCTTGGGGGAGTAAACCCGAAGTTAAAAGCGCATGGTGAATGGCGAGTCGGTTGAGCGCGCTGTATTGATAGGACACATGCGTTGTTTCAATAACAGAACTACTCCCGATATCAAAAGTATATTTTTTATCATCAACTAAATAATTGAATACGGGATTATTACTCAATATCTCAGTATTCCAACCTTCTTTAAAGCTATTTGGTGATATATGTGTCACTATTTTTTCATTTTCTAGCCAGGCTAATTTAACGCTAGTAGAACCATCATCACAGGCAATTTTCAACATAAATAAAACTCAATAAGGGTAATTATATTTACATAATATAACTCAAAATGAGTTAAATTTCAAATAAAAAATCATTATGAGTGTCAATAAAAATAAAATTAAACATAAATAAGTAAATATAGAGCATTAACCAACTCAAATTGAAACAAAAAATAACAAAACCTCAAATTGAGACCACACAAGAAAAGATATGCTTTTTATCATATTAAGATAATAACAATCTTGCTCACTTTGAGATTATTGTCTTTGGTTATATCTTTTTCTTGTTTCGCCGCGCTAAACGTTGCAGATTATCCTCAACATCCGCTTGGGTAACTTCTCCGACTATCTGACCGTCTTTGTCATAACGAAACGCGCCTAACTGAATGAGTCCGCGATAATCAGCGTGATGACCAATACTGCCTAAACAGGCTCTCAAACGCCTTCTGGCTATCGGTAAACACTTATCCTTAACCTCTTGCCACATATCCTGCTGGATACCAATTTTCATTGGGCATAACTGGCCATCAGGGAAAAGATAAGGCCAAAACGTGGTTATCTGTGAGATGGCTTCTTCTAACGGCAATCGATTTTTTGGCGGAGTCGGTGGTTTTGGTGTTTTAACCTTCACTGCCTGTTTAGGTTTAACGACAGGTTTCTTGGGTTGCTGTTTTGCTACTTTGGGAAGATGAGGCTTTTTTACCTGTTTTTTGGGCACAGCATTCACCCATACCTTTTTACCGTAAGCAGGGGTACTTGAAGTCTGTTCTTCTGGTGAAGCCTTTCTAGGGCGATTGAGGCTTAATTTTTGGCGTTCTTTCATGATTCAATCTTTAAACAGGGTGCTCATTTCAGTATCAGTCAAACCCGTAAATTTCATCACAGATTGCCTATCCATACCACTTTCTAGCATTTGGCGCGCTATCTTCATCGAAGCTTGTTTCTCGCCTTCTTGAATTCCTTCAAGTTTACCTTTTTGAACACCTTTTTGTTCACCAATTTGCATTCCTTCAAGTTTGCCTCTTTGTAGTCCTTCTTGTAGTCCTTCTTGTCTTAATGCTTGAGCAATAGTCATAAGTGCTCCTTCGTGTTTTTCTGATTGTTTGGCTATCTCGGTGATGAATTCCATTGGCTTTTTGGCATTACCTTCTTGGATGAGATAGTTAAACATCGTGATGACTTGATTATCGGTATAATAATTATACGACAGCAGTGTCACAATTTCATCAAGAAGCTCTGTCATATCCCGTCGGCGAATGTGCTTTTGTATCAAAGTTAACAAAGCCATTCGCTTGTGTTGCATAATCTCACCATCATCAAGTGTGGTGACATCGGCTAACTTAAAAGGATTGGTGTAGATACGTTCTGCTAGTTTTCTGTCTTCAAAGCAGTCAAGCCAATTCGTGCTATAGGGGTGAGGACTTTGTTCACCACAATAAAACAGGATGGGAAAAACCAGCGGTAACTTTTTGTGACCCGCCTCTAAATGCTTTTGCATGGCAGATAGGCTATAGCGCATAAGTCGCCATGCTATGAGCTTGTCAGGTGAAGATTGTGCTTCAATTAAAACATAGATATAGCCGATTCCCTTCGCAGTGCTAACTGAATACAGGATATCACTCTGGTAATTTTTCATCTCACTATCGATAAAAGAGCCAGATTCCACTTTGAGGCTATCTAAGTCACACAGCGCTTTAATCTCATCCGGTAGCCAGATATCGAAGAAATCTTTAGCCGTTTCTTTCTCACTTAAAAACTGCTTGAATACGGCATCATGGGGCGTTGGGGTAAATTTTTTAGTCATTAATGTTAATGCCTTGTTTTACCTAACAATAGGGTATTTAACAATTTATCACAATTGAGTAAAATTTTATCGTTAGGGTAATTCTTTTCTTCTTCCAGATTTCTTTAACATAAAAACTTGAAATTGCTGTATTCAATGCGCTGTCGTCAGTCATAAAATCGTATTCATTCAAACTCAGAATGGCTTGAAGAAGCTGATATTGGATTTTGGCATGTTAGGTAGGTATCAGGAATAGCCCTAGAAGCGCCTGTATCGCGCTGTGAGGCGTTTTCTCCGCTTGAGCTATCCGATTGTAGCTCTTGGATCTCCAAATCCCTTGTAGAGGCTGATAGTGAGATTTTATTTTGGAGAGAGAAGAAAAACAAAAATTACTCACCGTCAAAAACTCAATAAATACAAGGTTTTTTGTCATTTTATTTATTCTTGAAATAAGCTATTACCGCAATATAACCGCAAGGTTACTTATTTTTTTCAAATTCTTTGGGAATTCTGGTGACTCGCTCCCACCACTAAATCAATATTGATTTAGTGGTGGGAGCGAGTTACAAGCCCTTAATAATCAAAGTCTGGAAAATTGATTAATAATTAATTTTTTAACCCTCTGTTCCGTTGTTTATCTTAACCTTTAACATAATTTTCACAAAACTTAGAAAAAATAAAAATGTGTTCATTATGTTACAGGTTAATTAGTCACTATTTTGGGTATTAATTTCTTATAAATTAAGTCTAATACACTGCAAAATTAAGCGTTTTTAATCATTCAAGCTATAACTTAGGTCACTCCTTATTTTTAAAATTTCAAAATCGGGATCTCCAGGTCTAGGAATGTGATTAAGCCAATTTTTAGTCCTCAATTTACCAATGTCATGATATAAGGTACTATCAGGAAATTGAATAGAAGGAATTTCACCTTTCAATGTTGAATTTGCAGATGGTGGTGTGTTGTTAATTCTGATCTTATTATATTTAATAGGAACATCGCTATCAATTGTATGTGTTAAATTATCTTCTTTGATATTAATATTAATATTAATAATGCCTTCAGATGGTATATCTAACCGTAGGTAGTCATTTTTATTATCAGGATTTAATTTTATATATATTTTTTGATCATTACTTTCAGTAAAATTAATATTAAATGGATCGCTATTAGTTACACTATCATCTAAATTAATAGGCTTACCTTCATTATCTGTGATTTTTAAGTAAACAATTTTTCTTTTATTGTCTATCTCTAGAGGATAGATAGGTTCTGGGTGTATTAAATTAATTTCATTAAGTAAATCTTCCATTGAAATATATTTTTTGTTCTTTTCATTAATTAAAGATGCATAAAAATCTTGTAAACATAGGTTGTTTATTTCATTGTCATTTTCCAAAATAGTGAATATACCTGCTATATAATCGCTAATATTATATTTTGAATATATTTTTATTTTATTAACTAATGTAGAATTTTCATTCTTAGTAAGTTTATGAAAGTTTTTATTAATTTTAAATTTTTCATTAATATCTAAATCAGAAAAATTGGAGTTAAATTTATAAGTATTTTTGTATTCTTTGGAATATTGAATAAGATAGTCTCTTAAGTTAAGATTGTAATCTTTATTTGGTAAATTTTTTGGTTCATATAAATCAGCAACCAATCCTACTTTACTAAGTATTCTTTTTAATAATGTTATTGTTTGTTCACCGTTAGTCATGCTAAAAAAATAATCAGTAACAAGTAATTCTGTATCTTCTTTAAGAATTAAACCGGCATAATTAGAAGGACTTTGATTTGTTAATTTTAAAAAATCTTCATCATTTATGAATGAAAACAATTGTTTGTATTTTTTATTATTAGTAACTTCTTCTAAAAATAACTCTCCATCTTTAATGCTTTTTTTGAAATTTTCAATAAAATCTTTACTATTATCTTTTGTTTTTAATATTTGATAAAATTGAGATTCCAAATAATCATCACTATTTTTATTAATTAATTCACTTGTTTTATTAAAAATATTTTTAATGTTTCTTAAAGAGTTTATCAAAAATGAATTTTTAGTATCATATTTATCTTCAATTATATCGAAATAAATTCCGGAAACTTTTGATACTTCAATATATTCCTTCTTTTCAATCGCAATAAGTTGAGAATTCCATTCTTTATATTTATCTAATTTTAAAGAATCTTTTAACATTTTATTTATCTTTCGAGGGTTAGGGCTAAGTATATAACCTATCTTGCCATTAATTCTCTGTGGGGGATTGAATTTTACATTTAACAATTTAAATTTTAGGTTTGGCAACTTGCTTAAAACTCCAAATAACAGCATGATCCCTAAATCAATAATAAGACTTGTTGCAGCTCCATTACGTTCTTCTTCAGTATCGCCCTCAATCGCTTTATCTATCCTTAATCCAATTTCGCTTGCCATTCCAATAAACCCGCCTACCGCAATTGCGGGAGCGTCAATTGTTAGCATAATTGGAAAAATAAATTCACTCGCTATTCCCAGTCTTGATATCCAGATTTCTTTTAGGGTCTCGCTATTGGATTTAATTAAGGTATCAGCATCAGCGTCTAATCTTTTCTGGAGGTTTTCTGTTACCGTTTGGAATACATCATTTGAAATAATGGTGTTATTTTTATTTATATAGCTCTCCATGTGATCCCAGTCACCAGAACCCAATTTTTTTAATCCGTTATACACTCCAGTCTTTCCAACAATGGGCACACCATCCTGATTATTGTATAAAGAAAAATGTTGAGAAAATCTAAGTCTTTTATCATCATCTTTTCCTTGTTCTGCAATCCATTTCCGCATTGTCGTATCGTCATTAAAAACACGGAATGGTTGATTTTCATTAGGGCAATAAACTATGGTTTTGCCTTTATCATCGACAAACCGTAATATATCAACAGAATTATAACCATTTATGTCGATAAGATAGATGCTTACATTTGATTTAATGGGAGTGGCATTCAATTTTAATGTTGATAAATTATCAATCGCATCATTCAATGGAACGTTAGGAGCTGCATTTTTCATAACCATTTCATAGTCATTGTAAGAAAACACTCCATTATATAATGCTTTTTTAGCACTAATAACAAAATTTGTTCTGGCAAGTGTACAGGCATCTTCTTTATGATTTTGCCAAAAATCATTGTATTGAGTTGTTATTTTAGAATAAAAATCAATTTCATAGATAATATATTTTAACTCTATCGGTTTTATTTTTACTTCATTATCTTGATTATAAATTTTTGCTCCAGGACCATCCCTATAAACTCCGTAGGTAAAATTAATAACATCGTCAGGAGCGTCTTGGCTTTTTGCTTTAAATCCGCGGAAAAGAAATTCGATTAAACTCCAGCATTCTCTTGATTCTTTATGGACATAACCAGTATATGTTTCCTTTGATTCATAAGCCCCTCTAGCACGATCGTTTAAACCAAAATAGTGAACGTATGTCTTATCAGGGTCAATATCGATGTTTTTTTTATCTTTAATGGCTTTTTTTATTAATTCTTTTGCCAAAGAATGCAAGTTAGGAAATGAATCATTGACTGATTTTTGGATATTCAGTAATTCGTTGATGGGTTTTAATATTTTCTCGAATTTATCTCTTTCTTGTGAATCAGAAACCATATAATTTAGAATAGATCGGCCTATTACTTTAATAAAGAATACAGTCAAATCATAAGTTGATATTTTTTTTTTGAAAAATACCAGTGATGTTTTGAATGCCAATATCTCTACGTGTTCTCGTAGTAGAACTACTATTTTTATCATTAAAATCTTTTTCTTCTGCATTGTTAATGATGTAAAGAGTGGGTTCGTGATTTTTTTCATCAGACTTATTTTTATCATTTAATGTCATGGCTGTTTACCTTTTTTTTATTACAAGTAACTGTATAAGTATACATGTATTTGTGCAATAATTAAACATTTTTAATCCAAAATTAACTTGTTTTGGTATAGAATGACGGGGGAAAAAATATGATTTTTCTATTTTTGAGGCGAGAGTGAGTTTTCTAAACAGACTGCCCTAATGTTTTGATGAGCAATATGAGGTTATTTTGTACAATAGAGCGGATTTTAAATAGATCTCCCCTTACCCCAGAACCATAGCTATCTACACATTTTTCTGAAATAATGTTATTAATCTTTAGTATGCATATAACTTATCTGTTACCGGATTCGATTCACGACTAAATCGTCGATTAGCGATTTTGGTTAAACAAAACATGACGCCGGCTACTCGATTGGCTTGTGGCATTAAAGATGTTGCAAGTACTCAAAAAGAAACTTTTGCGACTACACAAGCTGTCTGGCGTTTTCTCAACAATGAAAAAATTTCTTTTTCAAAATTAAATCAACCCATATTAGAACTTGCAAACCGTGAAATAAAACAAAGTACTCACACTTATGCTTTGATGATTCACGATTGGTCACACCTGAAATTTGTTACACATAAAAGTAAAAAAAGAATTCTAAAGATGAGCCATCACGGAGATTTAGGTTATGAACTACAAAGTAGTTTATTAGTTGATGCAGCCAAGGATTACCAATTGTACCGATTTCTCAATCCCTAACTGATAATGATACTCGCCATTCTACTCTAGGCGATAAATTGAAAGCTCAGAAGACGCATATGGATGCCTTAACTGAGGATGTTAAAGATATTGAAGGTCTTAATTTATGCAAGGTATTGGTGCATATCATTGATCGTGAAGGCGATTCAATTGCCCACATGCGAGAATTAAGTTCACATGGATATAACTTTCTTATCCTAGGTAAAGGTGGGCATACCGTGGAATACCAGGGTAAGAATCAAAAGTTAAACGATGTGGCTGATAGCCTATCGTATAACAATACAGTTACCATTAATTACAAGGAAAAAAAAAGCCTATCTCTCGGTTAGTGAAGCAACAATAACGCTTAGTCGTATGGCGAAACCTAAACGTTTTAGTGATGAAGGAAAACGAATCAGTCCAAAGCTAGGTAAACGACTACCATTAAGGTTAGTCGTATCAAAAGTCAGTGATAAAAAAGGAAACGTTCTAGCTTGATGGATGCTACTAAGCAATGTCCTAGAGGAAATAAAATGTGATGAATTAGCTCGTTGTTATTACTGGAGATGGACTATCAAGTCATTTTTCAAACTGATAAAAAGTGCGGGACATAACGTTGAATTTTGGCTTCAAAAAATCGCAAAAGCTTTATTGAGACGATTAATAATAGCGAGTATGGCTTGTGTATTAGTTTGGCGTATACAACGAGCTGAAGAAATTCAAAACGCTAAAGCCCGTAGGTTTCTATGTAGATTATCAGGGCGACCACAAAAAAGAGGTCGACGAGAAAGTGCTCCAGCCATCTTTGCGGGTTTATCGGTGCTACTAAACACTATTCAGTTGCTATCTGAATACTCAGCCGAAGAATTATCCAAATTTACTAGCACAATATTAGGGTCGCCTAAATATGTGTAGATACCTATGGCCTACAGTGAGGGGGTTAGGTAGCTGTCGCTTGCGACTGCGTGCCTGACCCTCGAGCCCTCGGCGGCGAGAGTGGGGTTTGTGGCAACGCCCCAAGGTGTTGACCTTGAAGTTGGTTTTGGTTTGTATTTTTTACTTCAATTTTTCTATTTTTCTATTTTTCTATTTTTCTATTAGATTGGAAAGTTTTTCAGAGATGACCTCAAAAATACCCCATAAAACGCTCCGTGATCAATTCTAAGCTGTTATTTTTAAAAAAAATAGGTACCAGGGTGGCACTTTTAAATTTGATAGCCTTAAAATGGCTTATATTGCGTTTTTGCTATTTAGTGATTTGGAGCCGATTTAAATGTTGGTTTTAAGGTTGAGAGCAAACGCCTGATAGAGGCTTATAGGTGTTATATTTATGGTATATTTCGTTAAGTAAATAAATTTAGATGTGCAGAAATATTCAATGACTGAACAAAAACGCCCGATTCTAATAATCAAAGGTAAACGAGGTTCAAAGATTTCAACGCTTGAATAGGTTGTTAAACCTACTTTAAAACCAAACAATAAGGCTTTTGTTACGCCTAAAGCTGAGAAGAAACAGAAGGCAGAAAAAGTTCCTAAACCAACAAAGGTAAAATAAAAGCCACCAAAGCCAATTAGCAAGGAAGAAAAGGTTGCTAGACATGCAGCTAAACTTAAAGCGGCTGTTGATGTATTAGTAACTTTTTTCCCTAAAGTTTTTAATCTTGAATCACCAAAACCGCTAAAAGTGGGAATAGGTAAAGACATTAGAAAAATGATATATGAAAAGGGGCTAGGTATACCAAATAGTCAGATAAGTACGGGTTTAATGGCTTATACGCAGACTGAGGTTTATCAGAAATCCTTAGTTGAATTTCGTTCTCGTTTTAACCTAGATGGTTTAGTTGATGGAGAGGTTACTGATAAACAAAGAGAAAGAGCCAAGAAAAAACTTGATGAATTAAAGGCTTCAAAGTGATTGATATGCCTATTTTATTTTCATTTTTCGCGGTGATAAAAATTTGACTAAACCAGCAGTCCTAAAAGCATTGTTGGCAACTCTTAATCCGCCCTTACTACATTTCAAAAAATTACCGTGCATAAAAATTGAATTGACGCGTGATGCCAACGAGAGAGAGTTTGTCATGTTTGACTCCCCCACCTATCCGGTTTTAGAGAAGGTTCCTAAAAACCACTATTTTTATTGATTAATTTGCATAAAAAAACCAGCCATGAAGAAGCTGGTTTAAATTTCCCTAGTGCTAGCATGAAGTGGAAGAAATTTTATAATTTTAAATTTGCATTATGATGTCTTGAATGATTAAGTATTAAATATTTAGAAAATTCATGCATGAGGGAAAATCCCCGTAGTTGATTGATCAGCGAGTTAAAGCAAAAAGACCAGCATAACAGCACTGGTCATTATTTTTACCATTGATAAATGGGAGTAAATTTATTGTTTTTTCACAAAACAGCCAGAAATGATAAGCGAACTTGAAATATTGAAAGCATATCGTTTAGCGAATAAAGATCATATCTTGTTTTAATATCTTCAAGTGAATGCTCCACAGTTCTATACGCAACATTCCTCGCTGATGCGATCTCTTTTTTTGATAATCCAAGAGAGAATAACATTGCCGTTTCAAGTTGCTCTTTAGTGGTCAGCTCAGGAAATACATTGCTGAATTGTTCTACTTGCTTCACATCGAACATTCTCATGCTATTCCCTCCATCACTGGCTTACGTCCAGCCCAGATTAGCCGATCATCCTTGAATAGCACGTTGAATATACGACGGTCATGACGAGTGAATGAGACTTTGCTAGAAGGTGTATTGGAGTTTCTAGGGATGATCCAGTAGGTATCAATGAATTTAAAGCAAGGTTTAGTAATAGCCATAGTTTTGGCCTCTCTTACAGTTATAAAACCTCACCAAAACGCTTCGAAACGTGGTGGCGAGACGTAAGAACATAAGCACGCCTTTGGCGTGAGCATCGCGGCAAAGGCGCTCTATTTCTAGGCAATTCCCTTCTCGTCTTTTATACTCTGCTCTATGTACATCCCCAGACCTGCAAAACTGCTATTTCAATACGATGACGGATGGAACGTAGCACGCTACGCGTGAGCGGCGCAGCGGTGCTGCTTCGGGGATGTTAATGAGTTGAGTACTGTTTTATACTCTGCAGTAGGTTAATTTTTTTCAGGGATTCATCTCGATGGCTCGCAATAAATCTCCCAGAAAGCGTAAACCGGTTAAATCAGGCAGGCTGCCCGTCACTTCACGTGCCACAGCGCCTGTTTATCTGAAACGTTTTATGATCTCTCTCCCACCCGAAAATGATGATGACAGACCGCCTGAATTTTTTTATGACACCCTAAAAGAAGCCATACGCCACTGCGTCCGACTCGGCCCCCAATTTTTTCTCGACACGCAGTATTACCCGCCGCTAGTCACGATTATCAGGAGTTTTGAACGTAGCACGCTACGCGTGAGCGGCGCAGCGGTGCTGCTTCGGGGATGTTAATGAGTTAAGTACTGTTTTATACTCTGCAGTAGGTTAATTTTTTTCAGGGATTCATCTCGATGGCTCGCAATAAATCTCCCAGAAAGCGTAAACCGGTTAAATCAGGCAGGCTGCCCGTCACTTCACGTGCCACAGCGCCTGTTTATCCGAAACGTTTTATGCTCTCTCTCCCACCCGAAAATGATGATGACAGACCGCCTGAATTTTTTTATGACACCCTAAAAGAAGCCATACGCCACTGCCTCCGACTCGGCCCCCAATTTTTTCTCGACACGCAGTATTACCCGCCGCTAGTCACGATTATCAGGGGTTTTAAACAACGCCAAGACCAAGCCGATGACGCTGGATACGACTACACTGAGGGGGGAATAACTGAAAGTCTGCCTGCCGATGAATTCATCACCTATACGGAGCTAGGAATAATCCCTGTTTCCTTTGAACCCTGGGATAAACACACCGATAACTGGGCTGACGAATCTGGCAATTTCTGTTTCTTTGGCAAGATGCCCATAAGGTAATTGAGTCAGATGTATATCCCTCGTCCTGCTAAACTACTTTTCACCATTGATGACGGTTGGAATAAATTCCTCGAAAAATACGGCGATAGCGTTAGTTCGTGGACGAGTTTATCTGTGGAGCGCATGCTTGCCTGCGGCACTTGTGCCATGGGTGTCCGGCGCTATTGTTGCGCTTCGTCTGATTGTTCTCACAGCCGTTTTTTCTGCCAAAGCTGTAAGTCAAAAGCCTGCAGTTCATGTGGCTTTAAAGCCACCGAGCAGTGGTTAGCACAGCAGGTTCATATTTTACCCGACTGCGACTGGCAACACATTACTTTCACCATGCCACATCTCCTTTGGCCTTTTTTTAACAATAACTGGCCGCTACTTAATGCTCTGTTTCGGGCAGCCACTCGAGCTATGCTGCAGTTGGCTCGCAAACAGGGTATCGAAATTGGTATTTTCTGTGCCTTGCATACTTATGGCCGGCAACTCAATCAACATCCGCATGTTCATGTTTCCGTCACTCGAGGGGGTTTGGATAGTAAACATAGTGTATGGCGAAAGCTGTTTTTCAAAAAAAAGGATGTCGAAGAAATCTGGCGAGGGGCTGTTATCCGACTACTGCGTCACAGTTATGATTTAATTAACCCTGGCCTTCTTCCCGGTCTTGGCCATATCCGTGACAAAAAACATTGGCGGCGTTACTTGAGGGCGCAGTACGGACGTTATTGGAAAGTGCACTTTGCTAAAAAAACGAAAGGGGCATGGCATAGTGTTAAGTACCTCGGTCGCTACCTTAAACGCCCACCGGTATCTGCGTCAAAACTGCGGCATTACCGAGGGGGTGCCGTTGTTCATCACTACCATGACCACCGAACTGGCCAGCATCGGCAGCAGACTCTGCCGCAGGAAGAGATGATTAGACGCTATATAAGCCATATTCCGGCCAGGCATTTTAAAATGGTGCGTTACTCTGGTTTTTTGTCGAATCGTAAACGAGGAAAACTATTGCCGAAAGTGTATAAGGCACTTGAGATGACGGCACGTAAAAAACCGGAGAACCCAGGTTTTTCTGTGCTGATGAAAGGATTTCTGCGTACCGATCCGTACAAATGTATTCTGTGTGGCGACAGGCTGCTTTTCACCGGGGCGCAAATGGGTAAAAAAGCAACGGAATTGTTGTCAGAAAGACTGCATAACCTGGAGAAAAAGCGATGGTTACGCAGCTAAACGCAGGATCAATGTGTCTAAAATAAGGAAATCAGGTTAGAAATTACACTCTCTGAGGAAATGTTAACTGGCACTAAACACAATAAATCGATCCCCATCTCCTTTTTGCAATAAGGGATGGCTTTTGCTACTCACTTTAAAAGCGATTCAATTTCCTAACCATGAACGTAGCACGCTACGCGTGAGCGGCGCAGCGGTGCTGCTTCGGGGATGTTAATGAGTTGAGTACTGTTTCATACTCTGCAGTAGGTTAATTTTTTTCAGGGATTCATCTCGATGGCTCGCAATAAATCTCCCAGAAAGCGTAAACCGGTTAAATCAGGCAGGCTGCCCGTCACTTCACGTGCCACAACGCCTGTTTATCTGAAACGTTTTATGATCTCTCTCCCACCCGAAAATGATGATGACAGACCGCCTGAATTTTTTTATGACACCCTAAAAGAAGCCATACGCCACTGCGTCCGACTCGGCCCCCAATTTTTTCTCGACACGCAGTATTACCCGCCGCTAGTCACGATTATCAGGAGTTTTGAACAACGCCAAGACCAAGCCGATGACGCTGGATACGACTACACTGAGGGGGGAATAACTGAAAGTCTGCCTGCCGATGAATTCATCACCTATACGGAGCTGGGAATAATCCCTGTTTCCTTTGAACCCTGGGATAAACACACCGATAACTGGGCTGACGAATCTGACAATTTCTGTTTCTTTGGCAAGATGCCCATAAGGTAATTGAGTCAGATGTATATCCCTCGTCCTGCTAAACTACTTTTCACCATTGATGACGGTTGGAATAAATTCCTCGAAAAATACGGCGATAGCGTTAGTTCGTGGACGAGTTTATCTGTGGAGCGCATGCTTGCCTGCGGCACTTGTGCCATGGGTGTCCGGCGCTATTGTTGCGCTTCGTCTGATTGTTCTCACAGCCGTTTTTTCTGCCAAAGCTGTAAGTCAAAAGCCTGCAGTTCATGTGGCTTTAAAGCCACCGAGCAGTGGTTAGCACAGCAGGTTCATATTTTACCCGACTGCGACTGGCAACACATTACTTTCACCATGCCACATCTCCTTTGGCCTTTTTTTAACAATAACTGGCCGCTACTTAATGCTCTGTTTCGGGCAGCCACTCGAGCTATGCTGCAGTTGGCTCGCAAACAGGGTATCGAAATTGGTATTTTCTGTGCCTTGCATACTTATGGCCGGCAACTCAATCAACATCCGCATGTTCATGTTTCCGTCACTCGAGGGGGTTTGGATAGTAAACATAGTGTATGGCGAAAGCTGTTTTTCAAAAAAAAGGATGTCGAAGAAATCTGGCGAGGGGCTGTTATCCGACTACTGCGTCACAGTTATGATTTAATTAACCCTGGCCTTCTTCCCGGTCTTGGCCATATCCGTGACAAAAAACATTGGCGGCGTTACTTGAGGGCGCAGAACGTAGCACGCTACGCGTGAGCGGCGCAGCGGTGCTGCTTCGGGGATGTTAATGAGTTGAGTACTGTTTTATACTCTGCAGTAGGTTAATTTTTTTCAGGGATTCATCTCGATGGCTCGCAATAAATCTCCCAGAAAGCGTAAACCGGTTAAATCAGGCAGGCTGCCCGTCACTTCACGTGCCACAGCGCCTGTTTATCCGAAACGTTTTATGATCTCTCTCCCACCCGAAAATGATGATGACAGACCGCCTGAATTTTTTTATGACACCCTAAAAGAAGCCATACGCCACTGCGTCCGACTCGGCCCCCAATTTTTTCTCGACACGCAGTATTACCCGCCGCTAGTCACGATTATCAGGGGTTTTGAACATAAGCACACCTTTGGCGTGAGCATCGCGGCAAAGGCGCTCTATTTCTAGGCAATTCCCTTCTCGTCTTTTATACTCTGCTCTATGTACATCCCCAGACCTGCAAAACTGCTATTTCAATACGATGACGGATGGAACCTTTTCATCGAAAATAATCACGTAGATGAATGGCAACTACTCTCTGTCGAAAAGATGCTCGCCTGCAGCACCTGCGCTATGGGCGTTCGCCGTTATTGCTGTTCTTCACCTGAATGCTCTCATTCACGCTTCTTTTGTCAAACCTGTAAATCCAAAGCCTGCAGTGCGTGTGGCCTCAAAGGCACCGAACAGTGGATTGCCCAGCAGCGCCATATTTTGCCGGATTGCGAATGGCAACATATTACCCTCACTATGCCTCACCTACTTTGGCCTTTTTTTAACAATAACTGGTACTTGCTCAACCAACTCTTTCGCTGTGCAACCCGCGCCATGCTCAAAAACGCCAAGCGCCAAGGCCTCGAAATTGGCATTTTTTGTGCGCTGCATACTTACGGTCGCCAACTCAATCAACATCCGCATATTCATTTATCCGTCACGCGTGGGGGACTCACTCAATATGACACCTGGAAACCGATTTTCTTTAAAAAGAAAGACGTTGAAAAGGTCTGGCGCAGTGCGGTCATTCGACTCCTTAGGGATAACTATTTTCAGTTACAACCCAATAAATTGCCTGGCTTCGGGCACATTCGCAATTATCAGACCTGGTGCCGTTACCTCAATGCCCAGTTTCAACGTTATTGGAAAGTACATTTTGCCAAAAAGACACGCGGGGCCTGGCATAATGTGAAATATCTGGGCCGTTATCTTAAACGTCCCCCTATCTCCGCTTCTCAATTGAAACACTACAGCGGCGGCACCGTGGTTCATCATTACTATGACCACCACAGCCAACAATACAGACGACAGACCTTATCCCAAGAAGAAATGATACGGCGTTATGTCAGTCATATCCCTGCGCGACATTTTAAGATGATCCGTTATTACGGTTTTTTAGCCAATCGCAAACGCGGGTGCTTATTACCGAAGGTGTATGAGGCGTTAGACATGATATCTCCTAATGTGCCTGAAAAACCTGGGTTTGGGGCCCTTGTCAACGATCACCGAAAACTGATCCACTTTTTATCTAAATCCGATCAATCAAAATTGATCCACTGTTTTACTCAGTTATTGCTCCTGAGCGCCGCTTATCTTTCAATCGGTAGCTTTCACCGCTTAATTGCAGTACATGCGAATGATGAAGTAAACGATCAAGCATAGCGGCAGTTAATGTTGCGTCATCAGCAAAAGCACTTGGCCATTGCCCAAATGATAGGTTACTCGTCAATATGACACTGCCATGCTCATAACGCTTGGCAATCACATTGAAAAACAGGTTTGCTTCTTCTCGCCCAAACGGCAGGTATCCAATCTCATCGATAATCAACAACTTCGGGGCCATCACCGAACGTGATAGATATTGTTTGTGCTTATTTTGTCGTTTGGCAGTTGAGAGTTGCAACATCAGTTCAGCTGCCGTGGTAAAGCGGGTTTTCTTCTTGGCCTGTACTGCTTTTAATCCTAACCCAATAGCTAAATGCGTTTTGCCTACACCGCTTGGGCCAAGCAACACGACATTTTCATTACGTTCAATAAACGTTAATGCGCTTAATTCCTGTATGTGTTGTTTGGGGATCCCCGTTGCAAACTTAAAATCGAACGTATTAAGTTCTTTATGTGCTGGGAATCCTGCCATCCGACTCAAAAGATTACGAGTTCGTTCATCTCGTTGTTGTTGCTCACATTTTAACAGGGACAGTAAAAACTCTCCGTAGCTTTTGTCTTGGGCAATGCATTTTTCGGCAAGTGATGACCAATGAGTCGGAATAGAATTTAATTTCAATGACTCACACAGGTGTTCAATTTGTTCATGCAATAACATGTTCACCTCCCAGTAATGCTTCGTATACGCTGATTGAGTGTTGCAAACTGACAGATTCAAGGGGCGGTACGATAGGGATATTAAGCGTATTAGTCTGTGGGATAGATTGGCAAACCCTTGCTGGTAAGGGTAGAAGAGACTTAACTTCCTTAGCTAATCTATCTGCTGGCTTCTCTAACGTTGTTCCATGAATTCGCTGATGGGCAACGCGTTGTAACCATGGACCCACTTTTGCATTAGCTATTTCAATATCCAGTTCAAGATTATGAGCACGAAGGTCGGTGTTTAATGGCACGATAAAGCTGTTTTTTAAATAGTGGTTAAAGCGCTCTACTTTCCCTTTCGTTTTTGCCCTGTAGGGCTTGCAAGCCTTCAATTTAAACCCGTAATCTTTCGACATTTGAAGCATTTCGACATGTAATTTATGCTCACCTTCTGCATAAGCATCCCGTTCGATGATGAGGGATTTTGCGTTATCACACAATACTTCCTGTGGTACACCACCAAAGTAGTCGAAAGCTTCTCTTAAACCTTGCTGCCACGATTCTGCTCGTTCATTATCAAAGAACGTAGCACGCTACGCGTGAGCGGCGCAGCGGTGCTGCTTCGGGGATGTTAATGAGTTAAGTACTGTTTTATACTCTGCAGTAGGTTAATTTTTTTCAGGGATTCATCTCGATGGCTCGCAATAAATCTCCCAGAAAGCGTAAACCGGTTAAATCAGGCAGGCTGCCCGTCACTTCACGTGCCACAGCGCCTGTTTATCCGAAACGTTTTATGCTCTCTCTCCCACCCGAAAATGATGATGACAGACCGCCTGAATTTTTTTATGACACCCTAAAAGAAGCCATACGCCACTGCCTCCGACTCGGCCCCCAATTTTTTCTCGACACGCAGTATTACCCGCCGCTAGTCACGATTATCAGGGGTTTTAAACAACGCCAAGACCAAGCCGATGACGCTGGATACGACTACACTGAGGGGGGAATAACTGAAAGTCTGCCTGCCGATGAATTCATCACCTATACGGAGCTAGGAATAATCCCTGTTTCCTTTGAACCCTGGGATAAACACACCGATAACTGGGCTGACGAATCTGGCAATTTCTGTTTCTTTGGCAAGATGCCCATAAGGTAATTGAGTCAGATGTATATCCCTCGTCCTGCTAAACTACTTTTCACCATTGATGACGGTTGGAATAAATTCCTCGAAAAATACGGCGATAGCGTTAGTTCGTGGACGAGTTTATCTGTGGAGCGCATGCTTGCCTGCGGCACTTGTGCCATGGGTGTCCGGCGCTATTGTTGCGCTTCGTCTGATTGTTCTCACAGCCGTTTTTTCTGCCAAAGCTGTAAGTCAAAAGCCTGCAGTTCATGTGGCTTTAAAGCCACCGAGCAGTGGTTAGCACAGCAGGTTCATATTTTACCCGACTGCGACTGGCAACACATTACTTTCACCATGCCACATCTCCTTTGGCCTTTTTTTAACAATAACTGGCCGCTACTTAATGCTCTGTTTCGGGCAGCCACTCGAGCTATGCTGCAGTTGGCTCGCAAACAGGGTATCGAAATTGGTATTTTCTGTGCCTTGCATACTTATGGCCGGCAACTCAATCAACATCCGCATGTTCATGTTTCCGTCACTCGAGGGGGTTTGGATAGTAAACATAGTGTATGGCGAAAGCTGTTTTTCAAAAAAAAGGATGTCGAAGAAATCTGGCGAGGGGCTGTTATCCGACTACTGCGTCACAGTTATGATTTAATTAACCCTGGCCTTCTTCCCGGTCTTGGCCATATCCGTGACAAAAAACATTGGCGGCGTTACTTGAGGGCGCAGTACGGACGTTATTGGAAAGTGCACTTTGCTAAAAAAACGAAAGGGGCATGGCATAGTGTTAAGTACCTCGGTCGCTACCTTAAACGCCCACCGGTATCTGCGTCAAAACTGCGGCATTACCGAGGGGGTGCCGTTGTTCATCACTACCATGACCACCGAACTGGCCAGCATCGGCAGCAGACTCTGCCGCAGGAAGAGATGATTAGACGCTATATAAGCCATATTCCGGCCAGGCATTTTAAAATGGTGCGTTACTCTGGTTTTTTGTCGAATCGTAAACGAGGAAAACTATTGCCGAAAGTGTATAAGGCACTTGAGATGACGGCACGTAAAAAACCGGAGAACCCAGGTTTTTCTGTGCTGATGAAAGGATTTCTGCGTACCGATCCGTACAAATGTATTCTGTGTGGCGACAGGCTGCTTTTCACCGGGGCGCAAATGGGTAAAAAAGCAACGGAATTGTTGTCAGAAAGACTGCATAACCTGGAGAAAAAGCGATGGTTACGCAGCTAAACGCAGGATCAATGTGTCTAAAATAAGGAAATCAGGTTAGAAATTACACTCTCTGAGGAAATGTTAACTGGCACTAAACACAATAAATCGATCCCCATCTCCTTTTTGCAATAAGGGATGGCTTTTGCTACTCACTTTAAAAGCGATTCAATTTCCTAACCATGAACTTTACATAACTCGCACGCGAATAGCCTAGCGTTGCAACAAACGCTTTCAGCGATTTTTTACCTCGCCGGATGCTGGTGAAGTCGATTTGCATTTGTTGACCTGGCTGTGTTTCAAAACGGACGACTACTTCGGGAACAATGCTTGGTTTAAATTGACAAACAAATCGGCGTAATTGAGCAATACCACCTTGATAGCCGTTTTCAACTACCTCATCAAATAAGACTGTTGCAGGGATCCAATCAGGTTTAGCCAGTTCAATTCGCTGAAGCAAATAAGGTTTAAAGGGGGATAATTTAGTCGGTTGTTGACTTCTTTTAGCATAAGTTGGCATTGTCTGTTGTTGTAAATGATGTTTTACGGTGTTACGGGATATACCCAACTCACTGGCAATTTTTCGAAGGCTTTGTCCTTGTGCAAAGCGAACATGAATATCCACAAATATCTCCTTGGTTAACATAAATTATCCGTACAAAAATGTGCGAATAATACCAAGTGGATCAGTTTTAGATGATCGTTAGTGGATCAGTTTTGCATGATCGGTGACACCCTTATCAAAGGTTTTTTAAATACTGACCCGTACCAATGTATTTTATGTGGAAACCGATTGCGGTTTATGAGTGCGGAAAAAGGAATACACGCCGTCACTTTACTGTCAGAAAGGCGGGATAAAATGGTCAAAAAACGATGGTTACAAACCGCAGCCTAGGAGCAGTGTGCCTATTATTAGGCTTTTAGATGATAATTTAACCGAATTAATGTTCTCATGGTTAATCAACGAGAAAACTGTCAGAATTTAATAGAAATATTAAGTTCAAAACACCTCCATTAATGCCTTACTGTATTGATTGAGATTCCTAACCATGAACGTAGCACGCTACGCGTGAGCGGCGCAGCGGTGCTGCTTCGGGGATGTTAATGAGTTGAGTACTGTTTTATACTCTGCAGTAGGTTAATTTTTTTCAGGGATTCATCTCGATGGCTCGCAATAAATCTCCCAGAAAGCGTAAACCGGTTAAATCAGGCAGGCTGCCCGTCACTTCACGTGCCACAACGCCTGTTTATCTGAAACGTTTTATGATCTCTCTCCCACCCGAAAATGATGATGACAGACCGCCTGAATTTTTTTATGACACCCTAAAAGAAGCCATACGCCACTGCGTCCGACTCGGCCCCCAATTTTTTCTCGACACGCAGTATTACCCGCCGCTAGTCACGATTATCAGGAGTTTTGAACAACGCCAAGACCAAGCCGATGACGCTGGATACGACTACACTGAGGGGGGAATAACTGAAAGTCTGCCTGCCGATGAATTCATCACCTATACGGAGCTGGGAATAATCCCTGTTTCCTTTGAACCCTGGGATAAACACACCGATAACTGGGCTGACGAATCTGACAATTTCTGTTTCTTTGGCAAGATGCCCATAAGGTAATTGAGTCAGATGTATATCCCTCGTCCTGCTAAACTACTTTTCACCATTGATGACGGTTGGAATAAATTCCTCGAAAAATACGGCGATAGCGTTAGTTCGTGGACGAGTTTATCTGTGGAGCGCATGCTTGCCTGCGGCACTTGTGCCATGGGTGTCCGGCGCTATTGTTGCGCTTCGTCTGATTGTTCTCACAGCCGTTTTTTCTGCCAAAGCTGTAAGTCAAAAGCCTGCAGTTCATGTGGCTTTAAAGCCACCGAGCAGTGGTTAGCACAGCAGGTTCATATTTTACCCGACTGCGACTGGCAACACATTACTTTCACCATGCCACATCTCCTTTGGCCTTTTTTTAACAATAACTGGCCGCTACTTAATGCTCTGTTTCGGGCAGCCACTCGAGCTATGCTGCAGTTGGCTCGCAAACAGGGTATCGAAATTGGTATTTTCTGTGCCTTGCATACTTATGGCCGGCAACTCAATCAACATCCGCATGTTCATGTTTCCGTCACTCGAGGGGGTTTGGATAGTAAACATAGTGTATGGCGAAAGCTGTTTTTCAAAAAAAAGGATGTCGAAGAAATCTGGCGAGGGGCTGTTATCCGACTACTGCGTCACAGTTATGATTTAATTAACCCTGGCCTTCTTCCCGGTCTTGGCCATATCCGTGACAAAAAACATTGGCGGCGTTACTTGAGGGCGCAGTACGGACGTTATTGGAAAGTGCACTTTGCTAAAAAAACGAAAGGGGCATGGCATAGTGTTAAGTACCTCGGTCGCTACCTTAAACGCCCACCGGTATCTGCGTCAAAACTGCGGCATTACCGAGGGGGTGCCGTTGTTCATCACTACCATGACCACCGAACTGGCCAGCATCGGCAGCAGACTCTGCCGCAGGAAGAGATGATTAGACGCTATATAAGCCATATTCCGGCCAGGCATTTTAAAATGGTGCGTTACTCTGGTTTTTTGTCGAATCGTAAACGAGGAAAACTATTGCCGAAAGTGTATAAGGCACTTGAGATGACGGCACGTAAAAAACCGGAGAACCCAGGTTTTTCTGTGCTGATGAAAGGATTTCTGCGTACCGATCCGTACAAATGTATTCTGTGTGGCGACAGGCTGCTTTTCACCGGGGCGCAAATGGGTAAAAAAGCAACGGAATTGTTGTCAGAAAGACTGCATAACCTGGAGAAAAAGCGATGGTTACGCAGCTAAACGCAGGATCAATGTGTCTAAAATAAGGAAATCAGGTTAGAAATTACACTCTCTGAGGAAATGTTAACTGGCACTAAACACAATAAATCGATCCCCATCTCCTTTTTGCAATAAGGGATGGCTTTTGCTACTCACTTTAAAAGCGATTCAATTTCCTAACCATGAACGTAGCACGCTACGCGTGAGCGGCGCAGCGGTGCTGCTTCGGGGATGTTAATGAGTTGAGTACTGTTTTATACTCTGCAGTAGGTTAATTTTTTTCAGGGATTCATCTCGATGGCTCGCAATAAATCTCCCAGAAAGCGTAAACCGGTTAAATCAGGCAGGCTGCCCGTCACTTCACGTGCCACAGCGCCTGTTTATCCGAAACGTTTTATGATCTCTCTCCCACCCGAAAATGATGATGACAGACCGCCTGAATTTTTTTATGACACCCTAAAAGAAGCCATACGCCACTGCGTCCGACTCGGCCCCCAATTTTTTCTCGACACGCAGTATTACCCGCCGCTAGTCACGATTATCAGGGGTTTTAAACAACGCCAAGACCAAGCCGATGACGCTGGATACGACTACACTGAGGGGGTAATAACTGAAAGTCTGCCTGCCGATGAATTCATCACCTATACGGAGCTAGGAATAATCCCTGTTTCCTTTGAACCCTGGGATAAACACACCGATAACTGGGCTGACGAATCTGACAATTTCTGTTTCTTTGGCAAGATGCCCATAAGGTAATTGAGTCAGATGTATATCCCTCGTCCTGCTAAACTACTTTTCACCATTGATGACGGTTGGAATAAATTCCTCGAAAAATACGGCGATAGCGTTAGTTCGTGGACGAGTTTATCTGTGGAGCGCATGCTTGCCTGCGGCACTTGTGCCATGGGTGTCCGGCGCTATTGTTGCGCTTCGTCTGATTGTTCTCACAGCCGTTTTTTCTGCCAAAGCTGTAAGTCAAAAGCCTGCAGTTCATGTGGCTTTAAAGCCACCGAGCAGTGGTTAGCACAGCAGGTTCATATTTTACCCGACTGCGACTGGCAACACATTACTTTCACCATGCCACATCTCCTTTGGCCTTTTTTTAACAATAACTGGCCGCTACTTAATGCTCTGTTTCGGGCAGCCACTCGAGCTATGCTGCAGTTGGCTCGCAAACAGGGTATCGAAATTGGTATTTTCTGTGCCTTGCATACTTATGGCCGGCAACTCAATCAACATCCGCATGTTCATGTTTCCGTCACTCGAGGGGGTTTGGATAGTAAACATAGTGTATGGCGAAAGCTGTTTTTCAAAAAAAAGGATGTCGAAGAAATCTGGCGAGGGGCTGTTATCCGACTACTGCGTCACAGTTATGATTTAATTAACCCTGGCCTTCTTCCCGGTCTTGGCCATATCCGTGACAAAAAACATTGGCGGCGTTACTTGAGGGCGCAGTACGGACGTTATTGGAAAGTGCACTTTGCTAAAAAAACGAAAGGGGCATGGCATAGTGTTAAGTACCTCGGTCGCTACCTTAAACGCCCACCGGTATCTGCGTCAAAACTGCGGCATTACCGAGGGGGTGCCGTTGTTCATCACTACCATGACCACCGAACTGGCCAGCATCGGCAGCAGACTCTGCCGCAGGAAGAGATGATTAGACGCTATATAAGCCATATTCCGGCCAGGCATTTTAAAATGGTGCGTTACTCTGGTTTTTTGTCGAATCGTAAACGGGGAAAACTATTGCCGAAAGTGTATAAGGCACTTGAGATGACGGCACGTAAAAAACCGGAGAACGTAGCACGCTACGCGTGAGCGGCGCAGCGGTGCTGCTTCGGGGATGTTAATGAGTTAAGTACTGTTTTATACTCTGCAGTAGGTTAATTTTTTTCAGGGATTCATCTCGATGGCTCGCAATAAATCTCCCAGAAAGCGTAAACCGGTTAAATCAGGCAGGCTGCCCGTCACTTCACGTGCCACAGCGCCTGTTTATCCGAAACGTTTTATGCTCTCTCTCCCACCCGAAAATGATGATGACAGACCGCCTGAATTTTTTTATGACACCCTAAAAGAAGCCATACGCCACTGCCTCCGACTCGGCCCCCAATTTTTTCTCGACACGCAGTATTACCCGCCGCTAGTCACGATTATCAGGGGTTTTAAACAACGCCAAGACCAAGCCGATGACGCTGGATACGACTACACTGAGGGGGGAATAACTGAAAGTCTGCCTGCCGATGAATTCATCACCTATACGGAGCTAGGAATAATCCCTGTTTCCTTTGAACCCTGGGATAAACACACCGATAACTGGGCTGACGAATCTGGCAATTTCTGTTTCTTTGGCAAGATGCCCATAAGGTAATTGAGTCAGATGTATATCCCTCGTCCTGCTAAACTACTTTTCACCATTGATGACGGTTGGAATAAATTCCTCGAAAAATACGGCGATAGCGTTAGTTCGTGGACGAGTTTATCTGTGGAGCGCATGCTTGCCTGCGGCACTTGTGCCATGGGTGTCCGGCGCTATTGTTGCGCTTCGTCTGATTGTTCTCACAGCCGTTTTTTCTGCCAAAGCTGTAAGTCAAAAGCCTGCAGTTCATGTGGCTTTAAAGCCACCGAGCAGTGGTTAGCACAGCAGGTTCATATTTTACCCGACTGCGACTGGCAACACATTACTTTCACCATGCCACATCTCCTTTGGCCTTTTTTTAACAATAACTGGCCGCTACTTAATGCTCTGTTTCGGGCAGCCACTCGAGCTATGCTGCAGTTGGCTCGCAAACAGGGTATCGAAATTGGTATTTTCTGTGCCTTGCATACTTATGGCCGGCAACTCAATCAACATCCGCATGTTCATGTTTCCGTCACTCGAGGGGGTTTGGATAGTAAACATAGTGTATGGCGAAAGCTGTTTTTCAAAAAAAAGGATGTCGAAGAAATCTGGCGAGGGGCTGTTATCCGACTACTGCGTCACAGTTATGATTTAATTAACCCTGGCCTTCTTCCCGGTCTTGGCCATATCCGTGACAAAAAACATTGGCGGCGTTACTTGAGGGCGCAGTACGGACGTTATTGGAAAGTGCACTTTGCTAAAAAAACGAAAGGGGCATGGCATAGTGTTAAGTACCTCGGTCGCTACCTTAAACGCCCACCGGTATCTGCGTCAAAACTGCGGCATTACCGAGGGGGTGCCGTTGTTCATCACTACCATGACCACCGAACTGGCCAGCATCGGCAGCAGACTCTGCCGCAGGAAGAGATGATTAGACGCTATATAAGCCATATTCCGGCCAGGCATTTTAAAATGGTGCGTTACTCTGGTTTTTTGTCGAATCGTAAACGAGGAAAACTATTGCCGAAAGTGTATAAGGCACTTGAGATGACGGCACGTAAAAAACCGGAGAACCCAGGTTTTTCTGTGCTGATGAAAGGATTTCTGCGTACCGATCCGTACAAATGTATTCTGTGTGGCGACAGGCTGCTTTTCACCGGGGCGCAAATGGGTAAAAAAGCAACGGAATTGTTGTCAGAAAGACTGCATAACCTGGAGAAAAAGCGATGGTTACGCAGCTAAACGCAGGATCAATGTGTCTAAAATAAGGAAATCAGGTTAGAAATTACACTCTCTGAGGAAATGTTAACTGGCACTAAACACAATAAATCGATCCCCATCTCCTTTTTGCAATAAGGGATGGCTTTTGCTACTCACTTTAAAAGCGATTCAATTTCCTAACCATGAACCCAGGTTTTTCTGTGCTGATGAAAGGATTTCTGCGTACCGATCCGTACAAATGTATTCTGTGTGGCGACAGGCTGCTTTTCACCGGGGCGCAAATGGGTAAAAAAGCAACGGAATTGTTGTCAGAAAGACTGCATAACCTGGAGAAAAAGCGATGGTTACGCAGCTAAACGCAGGATCAATGTGTCTAAAATAAGGAAATCAGGTTAGAAATTACACTCTCTAAGGAAATGTTAACTGGCACTAAACACAATAAATCGATCCCCATCTCCTTTTTGCAATAAGGGATGGCTTTTGCTACTCACTTTAAAAGCGATTCAATTTCCTAACCATCAAGAGGTAAGTCAAAAATGTCCGCTCTAGGTGCGGCAATGAGGAAATTAGTTCACTTGTGCTATGGAGTATTAAAGACGGGTCTAGCTTATGACCAAAACTACGCCCGCCAAATTTTCGCTTCATAAAATCGATTTTAAGGCATTTTAAATTTTAGTTGGTACGTTTTCATGTCTTACATAGATAAAATAGCGCTACGGGCTTCCTAGATGTCTTAAAATCGATTTACAGATGATAACGCAAACTCAGTTTTGGCTTTAATCGACAAACCATCCTCTAAGCTAACTCTATCCGCTCACCGGAGTCTGAGAGCAAGCGAACGGACGAGGAAGCGGAGTTAACCTAAAATTACAGAATTAAATTCATGGATTTTAAGGTTGACTTTAAAGACGGTAACTTAGAATAGATTACAGGCGGTTTTAGAGGGTATTCTGACTCTGTAATGGTCAACAAATTCTGTAGAAGATCTAAGCGGCATTTTTTAGTTCATGATATTTTTGATGTGGCGTTAAATAACCAATCGTTGAATGGCGTCGATAATAATTGTAAAACTGAATATAATTTTCAACTTCACAGACAACAGATTGATGATTCATAAACGATAAACGGTTAAGTCTTTCTGTCTTTAAACTCCTAAAAAATCTTTCCATCACGGCATTATCGAGGCAATTACCTCGCCGACTCATGCTTTGAGTTATTTTCCGTTCAAAGAGGTGCGCCCTAAACTCCTCCGATGAATATTGGCAACCTTGATCTGAATGGAACATCAAACTTGTCGTATCCGGTAATTGCCGTTCAATTGCGTTATCTAAGGCTTCTTTCACTAATTTCGAATCCGGTTTTGTTGATAAGGCATAACCAATAATTTCTTTGGTGGCTAAATCCAACACACAGGCTAAATAGCTCCACCCATAGTGATGTCTAATATACGTGATATCCCCGACATAATAGTGATTATGCTGTTCAGGGGAAAATTGTCGTTTAAGCAAATTAGGGGCATATCGATGTTCGTTACCCGATGAGTGATAGTAGTGCTTTTTCGTTGGTCTAATTGCAACTAATTGATTTAATTTCATGATGTTCGATATTTTATAAGTGCCAATTTGGTGCCCTAAACCCTTTAACTCGGCTTGAATACGTCTTTTGCCATAAATTTGACCCGATGTATAAAAAATACGTTTGATTTCGCCACACAGTCTTTCATTTTCAACTGTCGGTATTTTCGTTTCATAATAAAAACTACTGCTGCTTACTTCAAAAAGATGGCATAACTCAGTGACCGTAAAATTGGGGTACATGATTTTCAGTTGCTTCACGATTTTGAGTTTTGATTGTCGAGGATGAAGTAAGCCGCGGCTTTTTTTAATATGTCATTATCCCTCTGAGCACGCTTAAGTTGAACTTCTAATTCTTGTATGCGCTGTTGCTCGGGTGTTAACGCTTTTGATTTTACAGGCGTATTCCCATTTAACTCGGCAAGATATTGTTGCTTCCATCGTGATACGGCAGATTTACCCGCACCGGATATTTTTTCAACTTGGATATTGCTATATCCACCTTCAACCATGAGTTTTGCATATTCCAGTTTTTGCTTTCCGCTAAAGGTTACTTTTACTTTTCGGGTCATATTTATACCTATAAGATTTTGCTTAATTATAAGCTATAAATCTCTACAGTTTTATTAGACCACTACACTCTGTTTTCTGTCTTCCTTTAGCACTTCGATGAAGACTTGCTCGAATTCGTCATTTTTGGGGAGGTCTTGTTTGAGGATGTACTTGTTGACAAAGAATTCTGGTTCAATACCGAGTCGCCTTGAGGCTTCAAAACCCCGTTTGACCCAATCTAGGGGCAAAATGTGTTCGTGGGCTAATTCCTCAGCCCAATGCCAGTCAAACTGTTTGATTTCGTCTTCACGTAGAATGCGAATTGACTTTGCGTCGTAGGTCACTTGACCGCCTTTTTGAAAACTTTGGCAGTTTTAACTACCAACCTATCTCTCTTCCGCAATCCATGCTTCCATCGTTGGCAGCACAGCTCAAATATCTAATGTGTTCTGAGTGTATATCTCTTTTTAGATTGCCTTTATCGTCGGTAGTATATATCGGTGTTACTTGTCCAATTCTTTTTGGAGGTGTTTTAGCATAGTCATATGGAGCACAGGATGTTCCAGTTATGCTAATAAGAATTGAAAGTAAAATACGACTTAATTTTACATCGCAAATCATATGTTACTTAACCGCCTCTTTGAGTCTTTGACCCGCTTTAAAACTCGGTACGTTTGCAGCAGCAATTTTAAGTGGTTCACCCGTTTTTGGATTGCGTCCATCTCTAGCTGCTCGATGCTTCACCTGAAAACTCCCGAATCCAATAAGTTGTACGTCATTGCTGGATTTCAAAGATTCGGTGACTGTTTCGATGAAAGCATTAACCGCTTTCTCTGAATCTTTTTTGGTTAAGCTGGTTTTGTCAGCAATTTGATTGATGAGTTCGGTTTTGTTCATGTTGTGCCTGAGTTAGTAGATATTTTATATCCTAGTGATGCTAGCTGTAGCAACTCAATAGTGCAATGTTTAAGGGTTAATTAACTCAAAAAATCTTTTTAATTAAAATCCCACCGCTCGACGCAAGTCTGTGACCGAGCGTAGCGAGTGAGCAGACGAGGAAGCGGAATATCACAATTAACAAAAAATAAATAAGGTCACTCAGTAGTAACATACTTTTCGGTTCAGGCTTTTTGTCAGAAGAAAAGTTATCCACAAGCACTTTACCTTAAAAGACTTTTTTTTAACTTATTTTAACTTCAAAAGACTTAGAGCGGCATAAGGGTCTAAATATAAGTCAATTGATGCTATAAAAATAAAAAATAATATAATCAATAACTTAATTATTAAAAGGTTACCACGCACAAGGGAAAAGGTTACTACACACAAGGGAAAAGGTTACCACGCACAAGGGAAAAGGTTACTACACACAAGGGAAAAGGTTACCACGCACAAGGGAAAAGGTTACTACACACAAGGGAATGGTTACCACGCACAAGGGAAAAGGTTACCATATAACAGGTTAGGTGTACTTTTTTAAAAAAGTATTGTACACCTTTATTTTTTGAGCTATATTTGTTGTACTTTAAATATTAATGGATAAATTACGATGTGTTTAATGTGACTAAAAAAACAAAAATTAGGCATAGAAATGGTATTAATAAAACTTTTGCTTCAATGCCCCTTGCTGCTAGGAGAATTCTATTTTTGATCATGTCACAGATTGATCCCAAGCATTTGATTAAGGAAGGGCAAATATTTGAAATATCGGCAAAGGATTATTCGCGGGTATGTAATATTGATATTAATACTGCTTACGAACAGTTAAAGAGTGGTGCTCGTCTACTGCATAAGCAATCTATGGAAATACCACAGGAAGAATTATTAAAAGCTTTTGCTAGACGACCAAGTGAATTTCTTGAAAGTGAAAAGAATTGGCGAGGAATGCGTTTATTACATATAACTGATTCTTGTAGTTATATTGATATGGAAGCTGTTGTTCAGATTAGGTTTAGTCGGCAAATGGAACCATACATATGTATGATCGAAAAAGATTTTACCACACAAATTCTTTTGTCATCAGTTAGGATAAGCGACACTAATGCAAGTAATTTATATCAATTACTGAGAAAAAATATAAGTTCAGGTAAGAAGAAATATTTTGAAACATCAATAGATAATTTAAAAATAGAATTGGGTGTAGAGAAAGTTAAAACATACAATGAATTTAAATATTTTAAAAATAAATTTATAGAAAGATCAATCAAAAAAATTATTGAAATTACCGAATTTAGAAAGATAAAGATGGAAATATCTGAAAGAAAAGGTAAAAAAGCTCATAAAGTAATAATTAGTTATGAATACGATGATTTTTAAATAACGCCCTACGCCAGTGTATCACCACTGACATAGAGCTAACCCAAAACCTACATAGTCTAGGAGTTGAGCTATGCGAAATAGTACGCATATTGCACGCATAATGAAAGCGTGTGACATATCAATCGAGCAGCTTTTGAGCTTTGCTCTCACATCAAAACACCTTACACCCCGTCAGCGTGAGTACCTTCGTAGTATTGGAGGTGCGATATGAACACCGATTTGAAATTATTCAGAAGATTAACCAAGCGTGAGATCGAGGTACTTCATTGGGTAAGTGTGGGCAAAACGTATTGGGAAATCTCTGTAATATTGGGAATCAAGGAAGGTACGGTCAAATTCCACATGGGCAACGTGGTGCGTAAGCTGGATGTATGCAGCGCAAAACAGGCGATAAGAGCCAGTGTTGAATTGGAATTTAGCCAAAGCGTTGGAGGTGCCGTATGAAATATACCTACACCCTCAACGGATTTCGTCGAACTTCTCAGGGACGCCCTGATGTGCGTTTCACCTGTTGTCATTGTGGCAAACTTTCCTTAAATCTCGTGAGTTTTTTCTGGCGTGCAAGACTGGATAACCGCACCTGTGTTTTTCCTGAAGAAGCGTGTATCGAGTTTGTTGAAAAAATTAACCGTAAACAATTCAAGCTGCTTTTTTACAAACCCTCAACGATGAAAGCGTGTTCGAGTGCTTGCTGCCACTGCTCTGATAACCAGCGAGAACAGGCATTACCCAAAGCCAGAGGCAGCATTTTGCGGAGATTGGAACAACAGGCGAATAACCGCATTGAGGGGGCGAAATAATGAAATACTTCAAAGCAACGATTATCACAACCGTTGACCACGAGAAGGGAAAGACAACAAATTTCATCTATCTTGCGTCTGAGACGAAAATAGCCGCCAAGAAATTGGCTTCTCAACATATCTTTGAAACTGACGGCGCAAATTGCTGTTTTTACAAATCGCCGCGATTGGAAGAAATCAGCGTTGAGGAATACCTCGCTAATACCGAAAAACAGACGGATATTACCGAAGAACAGGAAATAGACCAGTTTTGCGCTTTGCTTGCGATATTTGGCGTTCATGGTTAGGAAATTGAATCGCTTTTAAAGTGAGTAGCAAAAGCCATCCCTTATTGCAAAAAGGAGATGGGGATCGATTTATTGTGTTTAGTGCCAGTTAACATTTCCTCAGAGAGTGTAATTTCTAACCTGATTTCCTTATTTTAGACACATTGATCCTGCGTTTAGCTGCGTAACCATCGCTTTTTCTCCAGGTTATGCAGTCTTTCTGACAACAATTCCGTTGCTTTTTTACCCATTTGCGCCCCGGTGAAAAGCAGCCTGTCGCCACACAGAATACATTTGTACGGATCGGTACGCAGAAATCCTTTCATCAGCACAGAAAAACCTGGGTTCTCCGGTTTTTTACGTGCCGTCATCTCAAGTGCCTTATACACTTTCGGCAATAGTTTTCCCCGTTTACGATTCGACAAAAAACCAGAGTAACGCACCATTTTAAAATGCCTGGCCGGAATATGGCTTATATAGCGTCTAATCATCTCTTCCTGCGGCAGAGTCTGCTGCCGATGCTGGCCAGTTCGGTGGTCATGGTAGTGATGAACAACGGCACCCCCTCGGTAATGCCGCAGTTTTGACGCAGATACCGGTGGGCGTTTAAGGTAGCGACCGAGGTACTTAACACTATGCCATGCCCCTTTCGTTTTTTTAGCAAAGTGCACTTTCCAATAACGTCCGTACTGCGCCCTCAAGTAACGCCGCCAATGTTTTTTGTCACGGATATGGCCAAGACCGGGAAGAAGGCCAGGGTTAATTAAATCATAACTGTGACGCAGTAGTCGGATAACAGCCCCTCGCCAGATTTCTTCGACATCCTTTTTTTTGAAAAACAGCTTTCGCCATACACTATGTTTACTATCCAAACCCCCTCGAGTGACGGAAACATGAACATGCGGATGTTGATTGAGTTGCCGGCCATAAGTATGCAAGGCACAGAAAATACCAATTTCGATACCCTGTTTGCGAGCCAACTGCAGCATAGCTCGAGTGGCTGCCCGAAACAGAGCATTAAGTAGCGGCCAGTTATTGTTAAAAAAAGGCCAAAGGAGATGTGGCATGGTGAAAGTAATGTGTTGCCAGTCGCAGTCGGGTAAAATATGAACCTGCTGTGCTAACCACTGCTCGGTGGCTTTAAAGCCACATGAACTGCAGGCTTTTGACTTACAGCTTTGGCAGAAAAAACGGCTGTGAGAACAATCAGACGAAGCGCAACAATAGCGCCGGACACCCATGGCACAAGTGCCGCAGGCAAGCATGCGCTCCACAGATAAACTCGTCCACGAACTAACGCTATCGCCGTATTTTTCGAGGAATTTATTCCAACCGTCATCAATGGTGAAAAGTAGTTTAGCAGGACGAGGGATATACATCTGACTCAATTACCTTATGGGCATCTTGCCAAAGAAACAGAAATTGTCAGATTCGTCAGCCCAGTTATCGGTGTGTTTATCCCAGGGTTCAAAGGAAACAGGGATTATTCCCAGCTCCGTATAGGTGATGAATTCATCGGCAGGCAGACTTTCAGTTATTCCCCCTCAGTGTAGTCGTATCCAGCGTCATCGGCTTGGTCTTGGCGTTGTTCAAAACTCCTGATAATCGTGACTAGCGGCGGGTAATACTGCGTGTCGAGAAAAAATTGGGGGCCGAGTCGGACGCAGTGGCGTATGGCTTCTTTTAGGGTGTCATAAAAAAATTCAGGCGGTCTGTCATCATCATTTTCGGGTGGGAGAGAGATCATAAAACGTTTCAGATAAACAGGCGCTGTGGCACGTGAAGTGACGGGCAGCCTGCCTGATTTAACCGGTTTACGCTTTCTGGGAGATTTATTGCGAGCCATCGAGATGAATCCCTGAAAAAAATTAACCTACTGCAGAGTATAAAACAGTACTCAACTCATTAACATCCCCGAAGCAGCACCGCTGCGCCGCTCACGCGTAGCGTGCTACGTTCATGGTTAGGAAATTGAATCGCTTTTAAAGTGAGTAGCAAAAGCCATCCCTTATTGCAAAAAGGAGATGGGGATCGATTTATTGTGTTTAGTGCCAGTTAACATTTCCTCAGAGAGTGTAATTTCTAACCTGATTTCCTTATTTTAGACACATTGATCCTGCGTTTAGCTGCGTAACCATCGCTTTTTCTCCAGGTTATGCAGTCTTTCTGACAACAATTCCGTTGCTTTTTTACCCATTTGCGCCCCGGTGAAAAGCAGCCTGTCGCCACACAGAATACATTTGTACGGATCGGTACGCAGAAATCCTTTCATCAGCACAGAAAAACCTGGGTTCTCCGGTTTTTTACGTGCCGTCATCTCAAGTGCCTTATACACTTTCGGCAATAGTTTTCCTCGTTTACGATTCGACAAAAAACCAGAGTAACGCACCATTTTAAAATGCCTGGCCGGAATATGGCTTATATAGCGTCTAATCATCTCTTCCTGCGGCAGAGTCTGCTGCCGATGCTGGCCAGTTCGGTGGTCATGGTAGTGATGAACAACGGCACCCCCTCGGTAATGCCGCAGTTTTGACGCAGATACCGGTGGGCGTTTAAGGTAGCGACCGAGGTACTTAACACTATGCCATGCCCCTTTCGTTTTTTTAGCAAAGTGCACTTTCCAATAACGTCCGTACTGCGCCCTCAAGTAACGCCGCCAATGTTTTTTGTCACGGATATGGCCAAGACCGGGAAGAAGGCCAGGGTTAATTAAATCATAACTGTGACGCAGTAGTCGGATAACAGCCCCTCGCCAGATTTCTTCGACATCCTTTTTTTTGAAAAACAGCTTTCGCCATACACTATGTTTACTATCCAAACCCCCTCGAGTGACGGAAACATGAACATGCGGATGTTGATTGAGTTGCCGGCCATAAGTATGCAAGGCACAGAAAATACCAATTTCGATACCCTGTTTGCGAGCCAACTGCAGCATAGCTCGAGTGGCTGCCCGAAACAGAGCATTAAGTAGCGGCCAGTTATTGTTAAAAAAAGGCCAAAGGAGATGTGGCATGGTGAAAGTAATGTGTTGCCAGTCGCAGTCGGGTAAAATATGAACCTGCTGTGCTAACCACTGCTCGGTGGCTTTAAAGCCACATGAACTGCAGGCTTTTGACTTACAGCTTTGGCAGAAAAAACGGCTGTGAGAACAATCAGACGAAGCGCAACAATAGCGCCGGACACCCATGGCACAAGTGCCGCAGGCAAGCATGCGCTCCACAGATAAACTCGTCCACGAACTAACGCTATCGCCGTATTTTTCGAGGAATTTATTCCAACCGTCATCAATGGTGAAAAGTAGTTTAGCAGGACGAGGGATATACATCTGACTCAATTACCTTATGGGCATCTTGCCAAAGAAACAGAAATTGCCAGATTCGTCAGCCCAGTTATCGGTGTGTTTATCCCAGGGTTCAAAGGAAACAGGGATTATTCCTAGCTCCGTATAGGTGATGAATTCATCGGCAGGCAGACTTTCAGTTATTCCCCCCTCAGTGTAGTCGTATCCAGCGTCATCGGCTTGGTCTTGGCGTTGTTTAAAACCCCTGATAATCGTGACTAGCGGCGGGTAATACTGCGTGTCGAGAAAAAATTGGGGGCCGAGTCGGAGGCAGTGGCGTATGGCTTCTTTTAGGGTGTCATAAAAAAATTCAGGCGGTCTGTCATCATCATTTTCGGGTGGGAGAGAGAGCATAAAACGTTTCGGATAAACAGGCGCTGTGGCACGTGAAGTGACGGGCAGCCTGCCTGATTTAACCGGTTTACGCTTTCTGGGAGATTTATTGCGAGCCATCGAGATGAATCCCTGAAAAAAATTAACCTACTGCAGAGTATAAAACAGTACTTAACTCATTAACATCCCCGAAGCAGCACCGCTGCGCCGCTCACGCGTAGCGTGCTACGTTCATTGTTCGCCATCTTGCAAACAGCACCTACCATGCGGCAAACGGTTATTCGAGTACGCAAATTCGATTAGTTCAGAAAAGTGGATTAGGGGCGCTGGACTGGTACAAAAAAGCACCCATTCAAGGAGAAAAAACAAGAGCGTTGTTGATTGGGGATGCGGTACACACGGCTATCCTTGAGCCGGAACTTTTTCCGTTGAGATATGTTTCTGCGCCTGAACTGGATTTGCGTACCAAAGATGGCAAAAAAATATTATCGGATTTTGAGAAAAAAAACCTAACTTTGGCAAGGCTTGTTTTGAAAAAAGAAGAATTTGAGGCAATCCAGTTAATGCGTGATTCTGCACTAGCTTACCCATTGGTTGCCGAACTGCTTGAAAACGGTGAGCCAGAACTCTCAATTTTCTATCGCACGGAAAAGGGGACGCTGCTTAAAATCCGGCCTGACTGGTTAGGGCTGTATTCCGGCGTGCCGTTCATCCTCGATGTGAAAACCACTGATGATGTTCATGACTTTGGCAAATCCGTTGACAAGTTTGGCTATCATCTGCAAGCAGCGTTCTACCGGATTATCGCCCAGAAGGTATTTAATCTTGATATTGATTTTCTGTTCTGTGCAATTGGCAAAAGGCCGGAGTGTGGACGCTATCCCGTGCAACTGGGTATGTTGGACGAAGAAGATAGCGAAGAAGGCGAGATTCAGGTTAATGGCGTGATTAATGCATTGGAAAAAGGCGGAGAAACGCAAGCCTTTGCGATGATATCCCGTCCTTTCTGGGCAAAACAGGCGGATAGAAAACGCAGAGAAGCGTTGATGTTGGAAGGAGGTGTGGCATGAATACCGAACTGGAAACCATGACCAACGTTTATACCAATCTGCAATCGGTCATTATGCAGCAAGGAATAGCAGCCCTGTTACCTGCTCAGGTTACGCCTGAGCAGTTCACCCGAACCGCAGCGACTGCACTGATAGAAAATACGGAGTTGCAAAACGCGGATAAGCAATCACTAGTACTGGCTTTAACTCGCTGCGCCAAAGACGGACTGATGCCGGACGGCAGAGAGGCAGCGCTAGTTGTTCGCAAACAAAAAGCCGTCTATATGCCGATGGTGGACGGTGTTATCAAACGTGCCCGTCAATCCGGTCAGGTAGCTAATATCATTGCAAAAGTGGTTTATGCTCAAGACGAGTTTGAATATGTGATTGACGAAAATGGTGAGCATTTAACGCATCGTCCGTCGTTTGTTGACGGTGATGAGATAGTGAAAGTCTATGCCTTCGCAAAACTTAATAGTGGTGAACTCGTTGTCGAAGTGATGAGTCGTGCTGACGTAGAAAAAATACGGAATACCGTGAAAAGCGCAAAAGACCTTTCAAGTCCGTGGGTGAAGTGGTTTGACAGAATGGCGCTTAAAACTGTCATTCATCGCCTCGCTAGACGGCTTCCTTGCGCCTCTGAGCTATTTTCGATGTTTGAGGTATACGAAGATGCCAATTCAACGGAAAAACCGCTCAGAATGGCTCCTGCTTCGTTTAAACGGCTATCCCTGAGGGATGTCATCCGTGAACGTAACGAAAAATTACGCCAAAAAGCAGAAGCAGTGATAGATGTGCCCACAGAGGCACAACGAGTAACCCATCCAAAACTGGAAGCAGCATTAATCGCCCTCGATGATGCCACCGACGAAAAAAACCTTGCTGAAATCGTTGAGCATTGTACCCTATTGTCCGCCGAGTTGTCTGAGGACGAAAAGATACAACTCAGAGAGAAAATTAAAGCTAGCAAAAAGCGGTTAATTCCAGCCAAAAAAGATAGCGATGTTTGGATGGCAAGACTGGCCAACGGAACAGGCGACGCTTGGCGATTTCCAGACGGTGAAATAGTCCACGGATTTTTCGAGGCTGAGAAAAAAGCTAAAGAGGTTGGTGCAGTGCTTGAGAAGCTAAGTCCGTACCGATTTAGCCCGAGTCATTAATAAAAACTACCTGATAAAATCAGGTAACCCTTAAAGCTGGATTTAAAAAAAATAAATCACATATTTAATATACAAAAGGAAGTTATGTGGTAAAAAAGAGATTAGAATCAATTCAGATATTGCGTGGGATTGCTGCATTATTGGTTGTTGCACAACACACATTATTTAAATGTTATCAGTACAATTTTATAGAATCACAAAATTATAATATTTTAGGATTTGGTGTCGATTTGTTTTTTATAATTTCAGGTTTTGTGATGTGCCATTCAACGGAAGGAAAAAAAGTATCTTTTTCTGTTTTTTTGAAAAAAAGAGTTGTCAGGATATTACCACTTTATTGGTTTCTGACAACTTTGGCATTGGTTATTTGGTTAATTAACCCAGCACTGGTCAATAGCAGCGGTGGCAAGACGGATATAATCTCATCTTTTATGCTTATCCCAACATCAGGCAAATTTCTTTTGCAAAATGGATGGACATTGTCATATGAGATTTTGTTTTATGCTATATACTCACTATCAATTCTTATTAGCTATACAACCAGAAATGCAGTTGTCTCATTAGTAATTGCTGTTTTAGTTTTATCTGGTCTTTGCATGAAAAGTAACATTTACATTGATTTTATTACAAATACATTGTTGCTTGAGTTTTGTTTCGGTATTTTTATTTATTACGCATATAAAATAATAATAAACCATAAGTACAGGATATTAATTTCATTAGTGTCAGTGTGTATTGGCTTAGGTGTTATATTTTTACAGCCAAAAAATGCTTTTTATATAAGTACTTATAATCGTTATTTTTATGTCGGTATTCCTACTTGCTTCATTACTCTTGGTTTTATTGTACTCTGGTCATGGTGTAAGAAAATCCCAAGCATTATTAGATGCTCACTTAATTTCATTGGGGATAGTTCGTACTCATTATATCTTTCTCACGCCTTTATTCTTAGTCCGGTGGCAATGATGATTAGTAGTTTCACAGACAATATCGTTATATTCTTCTCAATTATACTGATTTCAGCATTAATTGGTGGGGCAGTAACCTTTTTATTCGTAGAAGTAAGGTTGTCCAATCTTTTTAATAAATTGCTATTTACTCCTAATATGTGATTTCAACTTACAATCCAAATGTCAAAAATTCTTATTGACATCATCCCCGCCCTGAAGGACGGGGTTTTATACGGCTCAGCTGATAAACTTAATTCGGTTTTAGTGGCCAATCAATATCCGGCGCGAGGGAGGTATCCACAGCTTCCAGCAAATCCAGATAATCCAGCCAGGCGTTTAACAGTTCTAGTTCATCCGACTTAATGCGTTTCAGGGCGAGTTTTGTTTGCAGTATCTGGGTTTCGGCGCTGACTTCGGCAATCAGGTTTTGCTTTTTGGTTTCTGCCGCTTCGATATCGCCTTCCTTTTTTGCTGTTTTATCTGTTACCCACTTTTTACCGTTCCATTTCGGAAACTCTACATCCGGTGTAATGGTGGTCACGCCATCCGGCAGGTCGCCTAATTCACGGATTTCGGATACCTGAGCAGTAGTGATGTCATACACTTTTGTACCGCGATGATCAACAATGTATTCCCATGCAGTGAAATCAGTTGTCCGGCAAACGGCAAATCCTTTTTTATTTTTATACGGTTCATCAGTACAGGAACCAGCTGGAATCCCTACGCCTTCCGCCAGATATTCAGATGATGATGACAGGTACTCCCCGGTTGTCTGGTCATAATTAAATACGGTTATTTTGCCAGCAGTCGTTGCGATATTAGCTTCATTCAGAATTGCCTGTGTCATTATACCGCCCTCACGATATAGTTAAATGCAATATTTCTCGGACGAGTCTCATCCGAGGCAGTGTCCAGAATATCTGTGGTTTTCATCCACGCATAATTGTCAAGTTCTCCGGTTTGTCCCGCGTGTAGCGTAACGTTGTACTTGTTCCCAGGCTTCTGTACAGAAGTTCCGTTTGTTTTAATTTCCGTATTGTGAATATGCCGCTGAATTGATTGCACCTCACTACTGAGAAGCTGTCTTCCGGGATTAACACCCCTGCCGTCATCCCACCCCCTGATGAATTCCCCTCTTAAGTCAGGTAGTCTTAAATCTGGATAGGCAATAGCCAGTTTCGGGTATTGTGTCGCTGTAAATCTCGCTCCATTGCATTTCAGCCATCCGGCAGGTGGTTCTTCCCGCGACCACGGAACGGGCACACCTACCGGCAAAGCAGAACCTTCTGCCAATCCAAGATTTCTGATAAAATCCTCTTTATCTGGGATATCTTTGCCGTTCTCGTTTTTATTGAGCTTGGTATTCAGTCCTTGGGTTAATTCTGTTTTGGTGGCGTAATCGCCTTTTGGTTGTTTGCCGTTTAATGCATCGGTTACTAATTTTTGACTCGTCACTTTATCGGTGGCGTTGCCTGTTTGCTGCACGATATTTGCACCCAGAATGGCGTCTTTTAATGATTGCCATTGAGTGGAATCAGTTAAGGGATTTCCGGCGTTGTTTTCCGTCTTTGAGAGATAGATATTGCCGTCAGAGAGACACACCGCCCCTTTGTTGTAAATCTGCTTTTCGGCATATTCAGCAATGCCGTTCTGGTAAAGGTGGGTCACAAGGGAGCTAATCGTAAATCCCACGGCATTGAAATCCTGCATCGTGGGTAATTCTGACACGGGCACAATACCCCAGCCACGAGCAAAATCGGCATTAAGGTTTTTCTCAAGATTATCGGTGATTTCTTTTGAACCAAACGCGGTTCGCTCTTCCGTTTTGCTGCTGCCTGCAAACGGTTGAATATCAATGTTGGGTCTGTCAATTTTCAAGGTTATCTCCTTTTTTGAAGAAACGTTTTTTGGGCGAAGTAGCCAATGCTTGCTTCGGGGTTGGTATCAAAACGGCTGTACCACGAAATAGCATTCTGATGCCCCTTAAATCCAAACGTGCCTTTGGGTTCTTGCGTGACGTAGTTAATCTGAACGCCTTGCGGACGGGGTAATAAATCAAGCCGTAAGATAAATTCCAGCCACTCTCGGTCTGCTTTTGGCGTAATAACGAGGGTGAGGCTCATATTCTGGTGGTCAATCAAATAGCCTTCGCCTTCCATCGCAAAATTGACGGCCTGTTGCAGTGACGACAGGCTCACATCACCTGTTTGGGTGGCGGTGGCAAGGGCAGTGTTTTTGATAATTTTGAGCTTAATCAGACTGCGATATTGTTTGTCGGGCAATTTCAGCGGCAAAAAATCCTGTGCAAATTTGGAGCGAAAGCCCCCTTGTTTTTTCCCACTCTTTTGACCAAACGGCAACGCTTTGGCGTGATTTTCAAAGCCAAAAAAGCCTTTGCGCTCACCGCTTGGCTGGAAGCGACTGACACCTACCCAACTGCCGATGATGTCCAACGGGTCACCTTGCGCCTTTTCGAGATTGAAGGCTTCCCGAAAGGCATCAACGGTATCAAAGCAATCCGCGAACAGATTAAAAAGGGCGGAAATCTCCGCCCTTGCCTTGGGTTTGGTGTAATACTGCTTGATCAGCAGTTTTTGATATTCTTCTTCGAGACTCACGTGATCACCTCATTCACCGCGATGTTGTCACTGACGATGGTGAATTTCTCATCAACATCGGCGTTTAAAATGGCACTCGTCCACGTGTTGCCATCTTTTGCGATTTGTAGGTCAGAGATATAATAAGAACGCGCAATGCGGTTCAAAATGCAGTAAAGCGCAGTCACCTTGATATTTTCGCCAATGCGATAAAGGGATTTGACCAGTTCGTCTTTGATCTCCTGTATCGGCACAGGCTCGTTGGCTTTTTCACGCGTGGCGGTGAGCTTAATGTTAATTTCCGTGATTTTAGGACGGTCAAAACGGTATTCGTGTACCACATCAAAAAACGTGCCGTCGGATCTCACTATCTTGTCAATGTATTTACCTTTGATTGTTCCTTTAAGGCCAGTCCCCCCTGTTTTATTGCAAGCGAGGCAATCCACAATGGCCTGATTTTCGCCCCCTTCAACAACCACCCAAATCGAATGAGGCGGAATATTCAGTGTGTCACTCTCATTGGTGGTGTTTTCGTACACCACGGCATCGGTCACACCTTTGACCAGATTCAACCGGGCAGCGATGCCGCCTATCGTGCTTTGACTGGCATTTTCAAAGGTTTTTAACCGTCTGCGTCGCAAATCGCTGTCGCTTTCGTTTTCCTTGCGTAACAGCCCGTTGATTCTGGCTAAATAATCAAGGTGGAGCCCTTCGGCCTGTTCGGGCTTCAAGTTCTGATAGAGCTTTTTCACCAACACCAAACATTCGTGGGTAATCCGGCTATAAATCGCAACGCGCTGCCCGTCCGGCGTATCTTGTGAAAGATTGATATCACTGCCGTAAATTGTTTTAAATTCAGCAATCAAGGTTTCAATCAGTTCGGGCAGCGTTGCGATGGTGATACCGTTTTCATCTAACTTGATATTCACTGGCTGACCTCCTGATTAAGGTTGCGTGTTCGGTTAAAAACATCGGTGTAATCCATCGCAATGTGTGCGGTGAAGTCGGCAACCTTAATATTGAGCTTATCGACGCGAACAACACCCTCCGTCCCTAATGCCACCTTGTAGATTTCACGGCGCAAGGTTTCACCCGTACCACGACTGCCGAGTAGTTGTAGCCAGTCCAAGCCAAATTCAACATCTAGCCACCAATCGGATTTGAAACACTGCAAACGGGATTTGATATTCTGGTGAATTGCCTCGCTGTCAATCAGGTAATCATCAAGCGAATGACCAAATCGCCAATCGTTGTGTTCGGTTAACTTTGCTGTTTTCACGAAAATCACCTTCGGGTTATTTTGGTTTTCCGGTGCTGTCATTACCTGTTTCTACGCCTCCGTGCGTATGGTTGCCAACATCGATATTGCCCACTGTTAACGATTGCTGGGCTGCGATTTGTTGGGCGGTGATAGTGCCTTTCACATCAAGGTTACCGTCAATGGTGACATTGAGCTTCACGTGGATATTGTGGGTAAAAAGATGGTCACCTGCGGTTGTCGCCACCTTCGGTATGGCAAATGCCCCGTTACGATTGCAAAGTCCCAAAAGCGCGACACAATCGCTATAATCATGCAAGCGATTTTCTGACCCGCGCACGTTGTCGTTGCCTATCCACCAATTATCAATGCAACTATCAAAGGTGAGTAAAATGCAGTAATCGCCCACAGCGACCGGATAAGCGGTGTAGCTTCCGCCCCCTTGTGACCAAGAGACAGGCACATCGGGAAAAACCGGAAATGCAATAGCGTGAATTTCATCATTAATCACCACGTTTTTTTTAGTGACAGGCTGACAATCCACCGTGGTTTCATTCACCTTAACCACTTTGGCAATCAAGGCACAGCCAATTTCAGATTTGATATGATTGGCAATGGTTTTCATCAGTTCGATATTCACACCTTACTCTCCTTAACCACCACGTAGTTTTTTTCCTGCTGGCATTGGCACGTCATCGCCCACTCACCTGTGTCACTTTCCCCTGCGTAGTCAATCGCGCAAATGCGATAAACGCCGTTAAGATGTGGTGAAATTTTGCTATCTATCGCCACCTGATAGCCAATGGATACATTCGGATTCAGGACGCTTTTAAAGGTCAATACGTTTTTATCGTCAAGCGTCGGCGTTTCCATCAATCCAGTACTCACACTGATTAATTCCGCTTTCCCGTTTTGCACCTCGTTTCGTCTCAGAATATGCAGCTGTCCGTTGTCGATGTAGAGCTGCTCTTTCTCATCTTTGAGCTTGCGTAATTCATCAAACGAAAACCCCGTCATGATTTTGGGGCGACTTAATGGCGATTGCGCGGTCACTTTGCCTTTTTTCACGCCTGTCATGGTACTCAAAGCAGCATCGACCGCCTCAGACTTTGCGGTCACGGCTTTACTGATGGTTGCCGTACGAAAAGCAAACCCACCATCGGCAATTTCCAGCGTGGTGACTATCTCAGTGCCTTGCTTTGATAGCGTGACTTTGGTGACAGAGCCGGAAAACAGGAGCTTCAAACCCGTGGTCAGATAACCTACTGAAAGTTGAGCGGCAATATGCTGCTTGCGGTATTGGAAATCCGCCAGCGAATGACGACGCGACGGCGACAAGTTAAACAACGAAATTTGCCCGATATTGGGGCGGTCACGGGTCAAATCCTTCGAAAACGAAAAGGCGATTTTAAACGGAGGGATAATCTTTATTGCTTTTTTGCCTTCAGTAACCAATAACTCAAAATCACGGAGAAACGGCGTTTGACGGTTCAATAGACGGCCTCCTTTTCTTCTTCACCAACCAGCAGATAGAGATTGACCCTGCCACTGGCAAAATCATCCAGCAAGGACGGCTCAATATCCGGATTGTCACGGGCGACAGCCACAATCGTAAACGGCAACCGGCTATCGTGTAGCAGCGGTACGTTAAGTGAAACCGCCACCCCGTGAATGGTGATATTCCGATAGGTAATATCCATATTCCACGCTGAAATACTCGGATGAAACGTTAATGTCAGTTCAATATCGTCAATATCGGTTAACAGCGTGTGCGTCTGAATCGGATCGCTTGATAGGTTTTCGATTTTGTACATGTTAATTCCAACTAAAAAAACGCTTAAAAAAGGCTTTGGCGCCTTCTTTAACATCGTAAGTTACGGAGGTTGGTGTTTGGCTCCCGTTGTTTTTCGCCCCACTCATTTGTGCTGCCCCTGTTTTGCTCATCCCTGCGGCGGATTTGTTGGCAACAGGGGTGATATTCACCTGCTCAAAGGTGACAAAGCGCACTTGCTTCAGGGTTAAGGTGAACAGCAAAAAGCTGTCCTCATTGCTTTGTGAGGTGGCGAAACTTTCCAGTGCCATGTTATCGAGCACCTGATAGCCCATATCGACGCTGATCAATTCCCGATTTTCAAAAATGCCCGTGAACGTATCGACAAACTGTTGCGCAATGCCGTTACCCGATTTGCTGCCTGTGACCGTGTGATAAATTCCCTGCGCCGTGTTTTCGACTTGCGTTTTCAAATCCAGGATCTGCTGCGCTTTGCTGTTCATGTCATTGATTTTTTGTCTGACCGCCTGTGTCCGATTGCCTACATAGCTATCAATAAAACCAATTTGCCGATTGAAAGACTCAAAGACGGTATTTTCACTCCGCAAACTTAAAAACGAATCGGAAATCACCCCGCCTATCGAAATTTGCACAGGGCTAAGGTTAATGTGATCGGCAATCACAACGCCCGTTTCCAGTGGAATATCGCTGACGGTAGCACTACGTTGCGTGGTTTTATCCGTCCAGACATAGGCAGTAAATCCCGCGATGCCGATTTTTTGCGTGGGCGTATTGGAGATGTGATTGGAAATGACTTGAGAGAGAAAACTCAAAATGCGCCTCCTCGTACCAGCTGGTCTTGGCTCAGCATAGGGATATTATTGTGAACCTCCCTGCCAATCTGTTGACCGATTGCCCTGTTGCTACCTGCCACATTCACATTGATGTTGTTGGTCTGTGAGGCCGAATTGCTGATCACTTTCTGGCTGTTTGTTGATATGTGATTGATCGTTTGACTGGCTTGTTGCAGCCTGTCATTGGCGAATTGGCTGTATTCCATCACTTCAACGTTTCGGCGGTATGTTTCGCTAAAGCCTTTGACTTCACTGTTGCCAGATTGCTCAATACTGATAACAGGCGCATTAAAATCTTGATTCGCCAGATTTTCACGTCCGATAAATATTGTGTTTTCAGCAACCTCTAGCGTATCTCGAATCACTATTGCCAGTCGTTGGATCGGTGTCTGGTAGTTTTTGTGGTGTAAATTGGTGTTATTTGACATTCCGCCCTCTTAATGCGTTAAGATTAAGGAAATAGCGCAATTCCTAAAGCCAAATTTGGAGGTAAAGATGGCAACAATAACGATGAACACCCATAAAGCGATAAAAGCCTTACAAGAATCAGGAATTGATGAAAAACAAGCTGAGAAAATCGTAGAGGTTATTGCTGAATTTCAAAATGTAGGTACGGTTACGAAGGAAGATCTAAGTGTAGCTACAGAAAGCATTAAGTCAGATATGGCAAGCATTAAAACAGATTTAGATTGGATTAAAAAACTTATTCTCGCTGTTGGTATTGCTGTCGTCATTGCTGCGTTGAAATATATTTTCATTGGGTGAGCCTTCCTACCATCTCACTATCTTTCACTTCCTCAAAGACATAGCGTACATAGCCATAGTCGCTATAGTCTTTGCGGTTAATCGATTTGAATATTTTTCCTTTGTACTCCAAGTAAACACCGAGCAAATCGGCATACTTCGGTTGCACATGCACCGTGAAATACTCCAATGACCAATCGAGACTATCTTTGTTAATGGCTTCATCCGGCAAACTGCTGATTACGCCTTCAATCGATTTTCGTGTCACCGCAAAGTCCGGCTTAAAATCTTTCGTAGTAATCACTTCTGTGATGAAAGTTAACGGTTGCGAAAATCGGCGTATGGTTCTTGCCATATTGGGCAGTCTCATTTTTTCACCACCTTGTAGGTTATCGATTTTTTGAGTGCGCCTGTATCTTGTAGTAGTCTTGCTTCGATGACGCCTTTCTTTTTCAACTGCGCTTTGGTGCTTTCAGCATGCAAAGGCCACGCCCCAAAACCCTGCGTATCAAATGCCTCAATTGACCACCCAACAGATAATTCACCGGTATAAGCCAGAAATTCCTTTGCGCTAATTTCACCTGAAATAAATAAGCGGTATTTTTCTTTTACCACCTTTTCAATAATTGCTTTTTGGTGATCACGAATCGGTACGCGCAAAAATGAGCGAGGCGGGATTTTCTCCGTGCCAAATTCGTGGATCGTTGCCACTTCCACCACGCTAATATCGGAATCTTTGTACGGTCTGGTATTTTCCAATACGCCCACTTCCACTTTCAGTTTGTTAAGTTCCTCAAATTGTTTTTTGGCTTTTTCAAGCAATTTTGATTTCAGCATCACCAGTTCATCCCGATTGCCAAGGCGTAATTGTTTATGCGACTTTCCAGCACCAAATATTGCTCACCAAATGCGGAGGTTTTAAACCAATCATTCTCGGTTCCTGAAAAATTGGCGCTGAAACTGACATCGCCCACACCTTCACTACCAAACAGTGCATTCGGATCGGCTGAATGAGAATCCTTGGTTGGACTATTTTCATGGAAGCCCGCCAAAAAAAGCAGATGCGCGGTAAGGTACAGCAAGCCTTGCTCATACATCGCTCCCCACACTTTCTTGTCCATCCGGTTTTCTGCATCGGTTAAATAGAGCAACAATTTGTTGTCATCGGCGGTAAAGGTTTGTTCGCCAAAACGATCACGGAATTTCTTTATCATTTCTTGCATGAAGCCCCCCAAAAAAAAGCGGATAAAATCCGCTACATTATACTTCAAACGAAGGGGTTTGTTTTGTGCCGTCCGTTAACTCAATCGTCAACGTCACGACATTCCCTTGTTTGGCAGCGGTGATTTTTTTAATGCCAACCCCTGCATCACCTTTCGTGCCTTTTTCGCCCTTATCTCCCTTTTCACCCTTAAGTGTTCCGGCGTCCAGTGCTTCGTGAAGGGCAGATACCCCCGCTTCAATATTGTTGAGATTCTCCGCATTCAATGGGGTTTTGGTTGACGGTGAATTTTCCCAATTTGTTTTTGTGTAGCTCATCATTGACTCCAGGATTCAAATAAAAATGAGGGGCTTGCCCTCATGATGGTGATTGCGGAAAGTAATTATCAGACGGCAAGGTTGTTCCGATTGGGAAGCCGCCGTCTATGACTTTGGGGCGGTTTTGTAATCGGCATAAACGGCAGATAGTGGCTGTTTCCACATTGCCCCACCAAAGGCGGAACGATAGCCACACTCGTAAGTCAGTAAATCACGCTGGCGAACGGCTAACAACTCTGGCATATGCACTTTCATCTCCACATACTCTTCGTCGTAGGTGTAAATTGCCAAGCGGGTTTTGCCTTTGGTTATTTCTCTGGCATATCCTGCCGGAACTTTCACAAAGGTAATCGTAAAGCTGTCATTACCCGATGCCTTCCTCAACGCAGCCATGATCCTGTCCATCGCAGAAACAGGCAGTAAATCAGTCCCAACAATGGGGCTTTGGCTATCAAACTTCTGCATCGCCAGCATGAAATCTGCGGCATCCATCGCAATATGCGTTGGTTGCACCCGATAACCTGAATTTGCCCACGCTTGGTTGTAAGCATCCAGTACCAGTTTGATAAACTCATTGGCGGTCATATCTTTCAGCGATTTACCCGATGCTTCTTGCATCACCTGTATTTTACCGCCTGTTAACAAACCTTCTTGTCCTTTCACATGTTGATGTCCTAGGTAACCTGCATATTGCAGCGTTGACAGGGCATTGGCGTACAAATCATCCTGTTTTTTGCTTTGCAGATTAATATTGATTTTGTTGATTTTTTCAAGCTCCTGTTGTGTCCATACAACGGCTTTTGCCCACTGGCAAACAGGCGCTTTGTACATCTCAATGGTGCTATCAATCGTCACCAGCGAGTTGGTTTTGTTGCCGATAATGCCGTCTTTGACAGAGCCCAACACCTCGGTAATACCGTATTCTACGTATTCATCGGCAAAATCCAGTCCTTCGTTGATTGGGATTGCCTCCCCGATATTGATTTCAGGTAACTGTTTTTCCTGTAGCTGCGTGTCACGTTCGGTTAACGCTCCTTGCAACACCGTTTCAAAATAGGCTTCTTCAATTGCCATCGGTTATTCTCCTACCTTTTGTATGAAGCCAAGCGTTATTGCCACGCACTGACTGCCTGAACTGACATTCTCAACCCAATACCCCAAATCAATATTGCCTGTTGCCGTTTTGGAAACTTTGCCAACATCGTCACCTTTTGCGACCACATAAACTTTATCGCCCCGTTTAAAGGTTTCATCTTTTGCCGTTGCTGCCCCAACGCAATCACCGTGGGAAAAATGCCCTATATTGACTTGCTTGTTGTGTGGTGCTTTCTCGCTGTAAATATCCCTCACCACGATACCGTGGATAACATCGGTGGCAGCAGAAATCGGCTTAACACCACCGTCAGGGTTCACCGCCACAAACACGCCGTAGGGTAGGTCAGTCGTGGTGTTGTTTTCTTCGCCCCACACTTTGTCATTGGAGCTTGAGGCGCGATAGATTGTGCCCGCGCGCAAGGTTCCTTTATCGGAATCCCAATTTGTGAATCCAAATGCCATTAGCGACCTCCTAGGCGTTGTGATGCGGATTTAGTGGGTTTTCTATCGCCAAGATTTAATCGTGGCTTATTCTGTTCACGCTGACGATTGATGAGATAGTCATACTTACCGTTAATCGCAGAATCGCCGAGTTTTCTGGCTTCCTGTTGTGTCACCAAACCTTTCGCAATAATCACATTTTCCTTGATTTGCCGTGCGGTTCGGGCATGTCCAATTGCCACATCCCCAAACGTTGACTTCGCTTCGGCTTCCGTTTCGGCTAGCTCTTTTTCAGCTTTCAGTCGGGCGTTTTCTTCCTCCAGTGCTTTGAGTTTTTCCGTCAGTTCTTCAAGCTGCTTTTTCAGCGTCTCAATCAGCGATTTATCATCGGTAACCTCTGTATTTTCAGGCACGGAGGTGATTTCACTGGCTGCATCGCCTTGCTTAACCTCACTGGTAGGTGACGGCGTCACATTCAGACTTTGGGCTTTTCCGATTAATCCCGTTAATATCTCGCCAATTTCTTTGGTGGCTTCATCGGCGGATTCGGTGAGCAACTGAATGTAATCACTCATCTGAATCAATAGAGTATCAAGGGTATCGGGTGTTTCGCCCTCATCCCCCAACGTATGCTGACCCTTAACGGCAGCGAGTTTTGCTTTCATAGACACAGCGCTATCTCCTAGTTTGACATCATGTCCAGAGCGTCCCTCGTCAACAATTGCGACGTGGTCACCTCTGATATGGGTTTTCTTGAAATCAATCCCCGTTGTGCCAGTCGGTTCAATAAACGACTTGTAACCACAACTGAGTTCTTTGATTTGGTAATTTTTAATGGCAGCAATCGCCTCAGCGTCATAAAGGAAAACATCGGCTGAAAGATAATCGCCGTCTTGTTTCACATTCTGCACATGCCCAATAGCGGTTTCCTTCCAGTTATCACTGGTCACCTCGTTATTGGGTGCATGGAAAAAGGTAAGCGGTTTTCCCTCAAACGAGGCGATGGTTTCAGCGTCAAAAAGGTCTTCGGGTAATACCTCAACCTTGTAGCGTTGGGTGGGGAGCAAATTAGGAACATGACTGGAGAGTTCTTTGCCTTCAAATTCCTGTATCCCCACTTTGGCAATTTTGCTCGGGATGCGATAACCCGTTTCCAATTGCTGTGCGCCCTTAATATCAATAGGCAATCGGTTATTGCCGTTCATCGTTCAATCCTTCTATGCTTTGTAAAATTACTTTGCTAACGCAGCGACAGTTAAAATCTTGCGAAGGGTGAAGTTCCACGCCCCCAATCCGTTTTCGTTTTTCCCACAGCTTGGTTTTCTCGTTGAAATACACGCTTGGGTCATCAAATCGGCAAATGCGATTATTCATCGCTGCATGAGAGGGACGGGTTCCGCCGTTTTTTCGTTTATCCATCACCGCTGACCAGCGATACAACTTAATCCCTAGCTTTTGCATTCGAAGATTGGTTAAATCACCCATCGCTTTCCGGCTTTGGTCAATCGCAATTCGCATGCCTCGGTTTTGCTGAATATTCAACGCTGCCGTGATTTCCTTTCCGGCGTCGCGCAACGTTTTGTTGCCGCCTATCATCGATTGCACAATTTTTTGTATATGGCTTAATGACTCGGTATGCAATCCTTTAATCAACTGGACGTTTTCGCCAATCATGCCGTTAAAGAAATCCTGCGTTTGTTTGCTGTCCAACACCGCTGCGGGGTTAATTGCAATCACAGACTCAAATTCACGGCTTAACCGTTTTTTGTTATCCGCATTAGTAATGTTGGCAAAATTACGCGCGACCCGTGTTGCAAATGCGCTGATGTCAATCGTTAAAAAACGGTCAACAATGCGGTTAAAGGTTTGGAAGCGTTTTTGGATAGAATTGGGGCTGGCATCGCCAAGATTTTTTTGTTGATTTTCTCTGGCAATTTCTTGCTTAACCACGAGCTTAAAAAGTGAAATAAGATGTTTAACTGAGGCGGCATAATAGACTTCTGCGCGCTTACTCGGATTAATCGGCTTACACTCCCTCCCCGTTAATTTTCCCTTGGGTGGTAAATTCACGGTCATCCTCCTCACTGAGTAGGTTTGCCATCATCGTCACTTCCGGTACGTTTTTCACGTCAACCAGTTCACGACGGTTTAACTCATTGAGCGCGTCTTGTGGCTCAATCACGCCGTGTTCCAGCAACAACATTAATGCCGTGGTCACGGTATTCAGATTAGTGGCAGACTCGGCTTTGTTTTCCGTTTTGATTTGGACAAATTCAAAGGCGACTTCCGTTTCGCTAATGCCATGCTTGGCACAAATGAATTTGTCGAAGAAGTTAATAATCGGGCGCAAACGGGATTCTTGAATTTCGAAAATGGTGTCGTAGTAAGATTGCAAATCTTCCTGTCCGGTGGAAAATCCGGCTGCCCCATCGCCAAACAAAATCGTTTTCGGTCTGTCCATCGCAATCGCCAATCGGTCTTGCGCTTTTGTCCAGATGTCTGAAACATTTGCCAGCGACAACTCTTTTTGCTCATACTGGCTGTCTGCATCCAGCATCAACACGTTGTGTCTTTTCTTGGCTTGCAATACCAATTGCAGCCAGTCGATAATTTCTTTGCCTCTTCCGTTGGTGATCCCCGTGTTCAAATCTTTCAGCAAGAAAATATCGGATTTCATCTCACGCAACATGCCAAGCACTTCATCGTTGACGTAAAGATAACCGAGTAAATCAGAGATAAACGCCAAAATATCGCTTTTACCATCATTGGCTTTTTCATTCGCTCTAACGGTGCTATTGGTAATTTGATTAACGACCGTCAAACAACAACGGGAGTGATGAACAAGTATTTTCTCGGCGCTTTCTAACTCAAACAACAATGGCTTGTTAAAGTACGGACTAAAAATGTTGGTAGCGATTTTGCGAATGCGATACTCGCCTTGCCGGACGACCAAAAAGCCTTTTAACTGTTCGTTGTTCACATTGAGCGGCTTTTCCAGATTTTCTTCGTCGGTCACCGCGATTAACAGACTACCGCCGTAGAGCGAAGCCAGTTTTAACGCCAGTTCTGCGTGCTTTTTGATGTTAAGGCGCTTTTCTTCGCCCGTGAACACATCATTCAGTTGTTCGGTTCGTGCTTCATCATCGCCCGTAAAACGCACGGTACGCCAGTGCTTGATACAGTCGCCTGACGTTTTGTTGATATATTTCCGCACAATTGACACACGCTCATAGAGCCACGCCAAGCCTTTGTCGGTTTCAAAATAGCCCGCACCTGTTATGCCAAGTGCAGCAAAACTAGAGGGTAATGTCGTCGTGGACGCCCCTATCGCATTCACCTCACGCATCAAGTTATCCAATCCGCCATCGGCGAGTTTTTGGGGTGATTTTTTTCGTTTAAGAGAAAGGAACATACAACCTCTTATATTGATTTTTTTATCACCATTTTGTATAGTGTATATATACATTTTACAAGGTGATGTATGATTAAGAATTTTCGTCACAAAGGGATTGAGCGATTTTTTAAAACAGGTGTAACTTCAGGGATTCAAGCTAAACATGCTGTAAAGTTACGAGTGCAATTAACCGCCTTAAACGTCGCAAAAAAACCTTCTGATATGTCAGCCCCAAGCTGGAAGTTGCATCCATTAAAAGGAGAATCGCTAAAAGGTCACTGGGCAATATCTGTTAATGGAAATTGGAGATTAACGTTTAAATTTGAAGGTGAGGACGTGATCCTTGTTGATTATCAAGACTATCATTGAGGTAATTATGACTAGAATGTATAACCCTTCTCATCCAGGAATCGTTTTACGTGAATATTTAAGCCACGTTTCAGTGACTGAGGCAGCAAAAGCATTAGGTGTTACTAGAGTCTCTCTTTCTCGTATATTGAATGGTAATTCAGGTATTTCTGCTGATATGGCTTTAAGACTAGAAAGCGCAATTGGTACAAGTGCTGAAATGTGGATCGAAATGCAAACTCAATATGAACTTTGGCAAGCATCTCAGAAACCACGACCTGAAGTTCATAGGCTACTACCTCAATCCTAGCCAGTCCGCAAATACCGATAAATGGTTTCGCGTGATGCGCCAAATTCTTTTGCTAGGGGTTCTACGCCGGAACCCCATATTTTGCCGTAGCAAATTCCGCATCCCTTATTCGCATGATCGTTTGTCTGGTTGTATTAAAGATTTTTGCAAGAGAACTGATGCTTTGACCGTTTTTTAAATGCAATATCACTTCTTCTCTTTGTTTGTCGTCCAGTGATCGAGGTCTGCCGAGCTTTTTACCCTGTGCTTTTGCTCTGACTATTCCTGCCTGAGTGCGCTCAATTAGCAAATCCCGTTCAAATTCAGCAACAGCAGAAATCACCTGCATTGTCATTTTTCCGGCTGGGCTGGTGAGATCGACGCCACCTAATGCAAGACAGTGAACTTTAACACCTAAGGAGGCTAGGTTTTCAACGGTTTTGCGAATATCCATGGCATTTCGCCCGAGTCGGTCTAATTTGGTTACCACAAGAACGTCTTCTGCTTCTAATCTGTCTGTTAATCTGACAAATCCATTTCTTTCATTAGCAGCCACCGAACCGCTAACATTCTCTTCGACAATTCGATGCGGTTTAATGTTAAATCCGGCTGCTTCAATTTCTCGGCGTTGATTTTCGGTGGTCTGTTCTAAGGTGGATACTCGGCAGTAGGCAAAAACCCGTGACATATTTATTTCTCCTGTACGAAATAGATGTACTTATTATACAGGATGTACGAAATTAATTTAACCTATTTTTGTACAGGCGTTTTGTAGGATGTACGAAAACGAACGATTTTGAACAGCAAAAATTACCTATCAGAAACCAAAAATCGTTAAATCTAATAATTTTTGAAAATTAAAACAGAAATACCCGCCATAACCCCCTCTAAAAACGCCTGTAATCCATTCTAAGCGCTTTTCTCGATAAAAACGTAAATTTGTACAGCCAAAATTTTATCGTCGCTTAAAATGCGTTATAGACGTTTTTGACTTCTGACTAAACAGCGAGTGACATTTGTTGCCCAGTACAATGTGGGGTGACGGGGTCAATCTTGCCTGGCTTTGCAATAAATCGCGTTAAGCTCTCATGGCTGACAAAGGTCGCCCCACAATTAATGTTCTGACACTGGTTGTAACGTTCGCGGGTGTTTTCTGAAATTTGTTGGGAAGTTCTAGTATGGGCGGCATGACCACAAAGGGGGCAATTCATCATGATGACATTCTCCTTTTTTCAGCTATTTTACCAGCAAGTTAGTGACTTTTCATCTCCAAATCGGTGATTTTTACTTCCATTTCAAGCGCGGTAGTAAAGCCTTTGTCATTGAGATTGTGGGTCACTTTCACCACAATCCACTCGGCGTTATCAATTTGCGGTTTAAAGCCCCTGACGTTAATCGGGGTTTCCGGATAAATATCGGCGCGTCCTTTGGCTAAATGAATCGAAAAACGGGCGATACCGCGCTGAATTTTTGCCCAGGTCGCTTTTGCTGCCCGTGCCGCATTAGCCCGATTGGCGTAGGTGTGTGAGAGCACGAGTACATTGCCGTCCTCACCGATAAAATAATCTCCCTGCTTGTTTTTGGTTGACGCAGAAGGCTTTTTTCGCGCAATCTTAACGGTGTGTTTTTTTTCAGGCTGCTGGGTATCTAGCCAACTGGCAATCACCCCCGTATAGGCACTGCGGTCTGCCAGTGAAAACGAATAATTATCCCCGTCTTTTCGACTTAAGGTCATCGTCGGTATCCTTTTGCCCGAGGCGGTTTGACTTTTTCCCTGTTGCAAAAATAACAGCTGGTCATTTTTCACCGTCGCCAGTGCGCCTTCCTGCTGGCCGAGCCGGGTTAAAAACGCGCCGTCCGATTCGTTTGTCTGGTCGATATGCGCAATCCGGATAGGTTTAAACGTCGCGTCAATACAGGGAGTTAACTGATTGCGACTTGCCAGCGTGGTCACAATGTCTTCCAGGGTTTTATGGTGATAAGAGGCTTCCCGTCGCGTATTGAGGGTTGCGCGAAAATCCGCACTTCGGGCGCGTAAGGTCAGACGGTCAGGCGTGCCACTGTATTCGATTTCATCGACAATAAATTTCCCCTTCGGGATGAGACTTTCGTTTTTCCAGCCCAGTGCCAGGGTCAGCGTTTCCCCACGTCGCGGCAAGGCCAGTTTGCCGTCACTATCATCCAGTTCAATGTCTAGCTGGTCGGCTTCAAATCCCCGATTATCGGTCAGCGTCAGTGACATCAATCGGCCTTCAATCAGCGAATTAATATTTTTGCTGCCCGCCGTTAGCGCAAACGCGGGGATATTTTCCGTGTTGAAAAAGCGCATTAGAAAAGACCCTTCATCTGTTCATTTAAATCACCAAACATCGCGGAGAGGGAATCATCGACCCGTTTTAACTTAAGGGTGAATTCAATCTTACGGGGTGCGCCATCGGCAAAAAAAAGACTTTTGCTTTGGCTGATTTCTTCTATCACGAACATGCCGTAAATATTGCCTTCACCGTCCAGAAAGGGCCAGGCTTTACCGCTTTCCGCCATCGCTTCGAGCGTCATCAGGGATAATCTGCCGCCGGTCAGTTCCGGATAAAGTGACCCGGATAGGGTGATATCGTCATTATCCAGGCCAATAAACTGAAAGGCAGGTCGGATACCTAATCGGCTGTTGAACCCATAGCGCCAGCGCCGATTGATTTGCAGGGTCTGATAGGGGGCGGTTTTAAGTTGAAACACAAACAATCCTAATGTGGCCATCGGCATATTAATATTCCTCCGGGTTGTCGCTAAACCGTCCCCGTAGTTGCGCCTGTTGTTGACGTTGAAGCTTAAGGAGTTGGCGGCTCACTTCCTGTGCGATATCGTGCGCCGACTGGGCGGGGGCGGCATTAATCGTAATGTGAACGTTTGACGGTGCTGTTGTGTGCGGTGTCCGGATCACCGCCGCGTCGGTTTTATCGGCCACAAAAGGGTGGATGGGTTGGTTGGCATACGCATGGCTTAGTGTCAGCGCGGCAGCGGCAAAGGCCGCCGTATGGCGGCGACTGACTACATGGGCAGGGCCGGTAACAATTTCTGGGCCTTTCTCGCCGACAATGCCTGCACCTCCGCGGCGAATAACGCCCCCCGTATCAAACAGCCCTGCACCTTTGATGCCGGCATTTAATACCGTCAAGGATTGGGTCGTGCGTAAGGTTTTGGTTTCCTCAGAGACCATCCAGTCGGGTAATAAATCGGTGACGGTGTTTTTAATCTCGGAAAACAACGATTTTAACTGTTGCCATTTTTCCATTACGCCGTTTTTCAGGTTATCAATCAGTTCACTGCCAAAATTTTTAATACTGTTCTTGATTTTTTGATAGCCGTCGGCAAAAAACCGAACCGTTTTTTCCCACAAATTTTTGAAAAAGGGGACGATGTTATCCCAATAGCGATAAATCAGCAGTGCGGCGACGGCAATTGCCGTGATAACTAACACCATCGGGTTGGATAATGCCACGGCGGTTAAGCGGAGCAAGCCTGCACTTAACAGGCTTAAACCCAGTCTGACGGCGGCTAATGGCCCCGTCAGTGCCGCCATGGCTAATGCCATAACGCCGCCGATGGTAATCAGTGCCGCAAATCCCGCCAGTGCCACGCCAAAATAACGGGTCATGGTGGGGTGAGATTTGAAAAAATCGGTTAATTTGCTTAATTGCTGGTTCAGCATCTCAAGCCCCTGAGTATAGAGCGGCAACAGGTTATTACCCATCTCACGGTATAAATCGGCTTTTTTGGCTTCGAGTTCAATCTGTTGCCCCTGGGCGGTTTTTTTCCCTTCGGCAATCAGCGGCTCAAGGCCATAAGCGGCATTGCCGGCCTTGATTTGTTTCTCAATGTTGGCGTGTTCCCGGTACATCGTCACAAATACATCCGAGCCGGTACGGCTGGAAAATAGTTGGGCAATTTGGGTTTCCATTTGCGATTCGGTTAATTGCGGGTATTTCTTTCGAATACGCGGCACAATTTCGTCCATCAGATAGCGAAAAGGGTCGCGTTTGTAGAGTTCTACATTCACCAATGCATCGTTATTCATCTTGGTGACGTGACCGGTTTTGCCGTATTTGACCGATCCTTTTTTCAAGAGACCGAGTCCCATCAGGTTTTCCATCGCAGCCTGGGTTGTTTTGCCTTTCACTAGATTCTGATAGGCACTGTTTAACGCGGTGCCGGTTCGGTCACCCCCTAACTGCTGGATAAGATGGGATGTGCCAAAATAAAACGCTGCATTGTCTAGCTGTTTGACGGCGGTACCACCCGTTTTGAGCATCGCCAGGTAGTCTTCCGGCAAGACCATCCCCCCACTGGCGGTCATCGATTTTGCCGTCATATCAACCGAGCGTTTAAATTGCGCTGGCGTGTTGATTTCATTACGTAACTCGGCAATTTTGAGCACCGCGGGTGACTGGTCACGTAGCGCCTGGGCAGCGGATTCGCTTACGCCATGTGACGACATAAATTTAGTAGCGAATTGAAGCTTAAGCAACGTCGGCGAGACCAGTTCAGTTTCATGATAATCGCGTAAAACGGAGTAAGCCTCTTTAATCACTTTCAGGTTTTCGGTGGTGCTGTTACCAAAAATATGGATGCCTTTGGCAAACTTTTCGGCATCCGCCAGCATCGTCTCCCCACCGCCAAGTGCTTTAAAGGAAATCGCTTCTTTTTGATAAATCGCCGCTTCATTGAGGTTAGGTTTTACCGCCATGGCGGTGGCGGCACCGGTGGCGACCATGCCCGCCCCATGAGACAGTAGATTGCTTCGGCGGTTCATACGCTGTTGATAACGGTTTCGGGCGGTGGTGAGGTGTTTTTCGCGGGCTGATATTTTGGCAAGCTGGCCTTCCTGGCTTTTTAACGCCTGGGTATATTTCTGGGTTTCTTGCCGGATATGGGCGGTGGCCTGGTCTGCGTGATTGACGGCTATCCCCATTTTATCAAACGACGACCGGATTTTTTGCTGTTGGGTAAGAAAGCCCTGATACTGACGCGCAAGTTTCGCCACGCTGGCCCACTGTTTTTCCAGTGCGGCGGTTTGTTTTTGGGTGGGATTTTGGAGGCCCGCCATCTCAAGGCCCATCATTTTGCCTTTCAGGCGCGCTTTTTCCAGCGCCTGACCGAGCGTATTGATTTTGCCACTGAGCGTCTGTAATTGGGGCAGTTTTTGACTCGCCTGATTGAGTTGCGTCAAATGCTCACGCGTGCTTTTAAGCTGTTTCGCCAGTCGGGTATTGGCGGTTTTGGCTTTCTCAAACGGGCCACTGAGCCTATCGATGGCGCCTAAGACCACTTGTAAACGTAATGCTTTACTCATGCGCCCCACTTCGTAAATAGGCCTGATGCCGCCACATCAGCAAATCCGATAAGGATAATTGGCCCGTTTCAGACGGGGGCCAGTGAAAAATGACCGCAATATCGGCTTCCAGGGCTTCGACGGTTAAGGTGTCGGGAAGTCGGCCGTCACCGATTTCGGCAACAAAAAAAGCCCAAGCTCATTGGCGAGATTGAAAAAATCACCCGGACTCATTTGTCGCATTTCCTGCTCGTTTAAGCTTGGGGTCATAATGCGGGGTAAGACTTTCATCACCGCATCAACATCCATCTGCATCAGCGGACTTAACTGGACTCCCCGCAGGTCGCCGACGTGCGGTTTGCGTAGTGTCACCTGATTAATCGGTGTTTCACCGCGTGCGAGGGGTTCTTCCAGGTTGATGATTCGGGTAGTGGGTGTTTTTTTCATGGTAAAGTCCTGGGTTAAAGTCCTAATGCGGCGCGTTGTTTTTCAAGGCGATCAACGCCGGCCACTTTTTCAATTAAATTAATCACATCAATTTCAATCAGTTCCTGACCGTCCCACAGCAGCTTAAAATAGGTGGCTTTAAAGCTCAGTTTGGTTTGGGTGTTATCGCCGGACTTGGCACTGCCGGGGTCAATTTCAGAAAATCGACCGCGGGTAACGATTTCAACCGCGGTCACTTCCCCCGTATCGTCGCGCTGATACGCGCCACAAAAACGCAGCGGGACACCCGCAAGGGTGGTTATCCCCCATTGTTTATAAAGCTGCGCATCAAGACCCCCTAACGTGAATTCCATATCCAGCGCACCGCCGTCAAGTCCTAAGTCAATCTGCGCTTCGCCATTCATGCCACCGCCGCGGTAGCCTTCCATTTTGCGGGTCAGTTTGGGCAGTGTGACCTCTTCAACCACCCCTAACCTGTAGTGGTCTAATAAAACTGTAGAGATTTATAGCTTATAATTAAGCAAAATCTTATAGGTATAAATATGACCCGAAAAGTAAAAGTAACCTTTAGCGGAAAGCAAAAACTGGAATATGCAAAACTCATGGTTGAAGGTGGATATAGCAATATCCAAGTTGAAAAAATATCCGGTGCGGGTAAATCTGCCGTATCACGATGGAAGCAACAATATCTTGCCGAGTTAAATGGGAATACGCCTGTAAAATCAAAAGCGTTAACACCCGAGCAACAGCGCATACAAGAATTAGAAGTTCAACTTAAGCGTGCTCAGAGGGATAATGACATATTAAAAAAAGCCGCGGCTTACTTCATCCTCGACAATCAAAACTCAAAATCGTGAAGCAACTGAAAATCATGTACCCCAATTTTACGGTCACTGAGTTATGCCATCTTTTTGAAGTAAGCAGCAGTAGTTTTTATTATGAAACGAAAATACCGACAGTTGAAAATGAAAGACTGTGTGGCGAAATCAAACGTATTTTTTATACATCGGGTCAAATTTATGGCAAAAGACGTATTCAAGCCGAGTTAAAGGGTTTAGGGCACCAAATTGGCACTTATAAAATATCGAACATCATGAAATTAAATCAATTAGTTGCAATTAGACCAACGAAAAAGCACTACTATCACTCATCGGGTAACGAACATCGATATGCCCCTAATTTGCTTAAACGACAATTTTCCCCTGAACAGCATAATCACTATTATGTCGGGGATATCACGTATATTAGACATCACTATGGGTGGAGCTATTTAGCCTGTGTGTTGGATTTAGCCACCAAAGAAATTATTGGTTATGCCTTATCAACAAAACCGGATTCGAAATTAGTGAAAGAAGCCTTAGATAACGCAATTGAACGGCAATTACCGGATACGACAAGTTTGATGTTCCATTCAGATCAAGGTTGCCAATATTCATCGGAGGAGTTTAGGGCGCACCTCTTTGAACGGAAAATAACTCAAAGCATGAGTCGGCGAGGTAATTGCCTCGATAATGCCGTGATGGAAAGATTTTTTAGGAGTTTAAAGACAGAAAGACTTAACCGTTTATCGTTTATGAATCATCAATCTGTTGTCTGTGAAGTTGAAAATTATATTCAGTTTTACAATTATTATCGACGCCATTCAACGATTGGTTATTTAACGCCACATCAAAAATATCATGAACTAAAAAATGCCGCTTAGATCTTCTACAGAATTTGTTGACCATTACACTTTTCGCGGGAATGAATTTTGGATTGAAGCTTAAAGAGCTTATGGCTCGTCACGATGACCTGGCACGGTTGCGGTGGCGATAAAAATTTACGACAGGGTAGATCTATCCTTAGCTTACAAATGATTAATAATTAACCGTTTTTTGCCGTGTATTCTCCTCCCTTATCTCAACATTAAAAATAATTTACGGAAAATCAGCGAAAAATCAAAAATCATTTCATTATAATGCAGGTTAATTAGTAACCATTTCGGGTATTAATTTCTTATACATGAACCGTCTTTATTCAATTAACTTTAAAGTTGATTTGATACTAATTTTTTCTGGCGAAAAAGTTAAGGTATTAGGGTTATAGAGCCAATCCTGACCAGTTTCCTGATAATTTAATTTAAATAGCCCATCGATATTAATATTATTTTTACCGCTAGCATCAAGTGGTATTGTAATTAGTTTTTTGTTATTCGGTTTCAGTTCCTGACCAGCAATATTAAACGTAAAATTTAATCCGGTTAAATTGGTAGTGAAAACCTCGCTAGATTTTGTGCTGTCTGAATAAACTTCTAGAGTAACGCGTTTATTATCAAGATTAAGGTTATTATGAGCCTGACACGTTAAATTTAGGCCGCCAATATTGCTTACTGACTGAGGGTTTAATGTTATATCGTTATTGATATTAAGATTAAATTTTTTCCAATAATAGCTAGAACTACAATCTATTTGAGTAATATTATTTAATCCAGATAAACTAAATCGATAATTTCCTTTTGGGGTATTATTTAAACCTTTTTCACCATCAAGCTGAAAAATATTTAATATTTTAACACTATTATTTATATCAAATGTACCCTCTTTCTTTATGTAAACCTTTACTGCAATTGTCCCTCTTTTGGGATTACTAGCTTGCACTTCTATATCGGTTTTGAGCCTTCTTTGTTTTTCTGGTATACTGGCATCCAAATCGGTGTCTTTACCATTATAGGTTATGCCAAATTTCATTCCTTTTGGAATAACTGATATATCCACTTCTGGGAAATAATAAAAATAGACTGGTTCGGATATATAAGAAGTACATTCCACATTTCTAGTAAATAGTTCAGATACCCAAATTTTTTCTCCGTTATTAGAATCCTTAGGGAGCAAAACATTATCTACAATTTTAGTCTCACGATAAGGATCATTCGTTTCACCTAAAACCTTGCATTCCAGTGCTAACGCGCTGCCAGTATAGAAAAACAGCATTGACATAATAAGTGCTATTTTTTTCATTGATAACTCCATATCTATTTCACACTCAACGAGTGATTATTAATTATCTGATGACAATGTTATAATGGTATACTGAACTTTAAACTTGCCAGACACCGCATTATTCGTAGACGAAGTTACTGTGCCATCGAACTTACCCGGTATTTCACTTTTCGGTGAAAACTTAACTTTGCCTTGATTATCGGTTGTAAGTTTTTCATTAATCGATAAATCTGGAACTAACATATCTAGAGTATAATTTTTCAAAATATTATCATTTTTATCAGTCACACTAATTTCAAATGGATACTCTGATTGTGTATCCGCTGGTATAATATTATTTTTCTTTAATGATTTAATTTGAATCCTAGCAGTTGCTGTATCACCAACAAAACTTACTGTTTTATCTGCTTTTTCTACATTTTCATCGGCTAATTTTGCACTTACCTGAATATTATCAACGGCTTTAGTTGTGCTGGTTAAATCAATTTTAGCCTCTCCTTTAGCGTCGGTTTTACTCTTTGCTGGTTGTGGTAATGTAGCATCGGCACCTTTATCTTGTTGCCATGTAACCTCTACATTAGGTACCAAATTGTCATTCGCATCTTTTACCACTGCGATAAAAGTGAATGCATCCCTACCATTAGCAACTTTGCTGGTATTATCACCATCTAATGTCACCTGTTTTAATCTTGCGGTTTTATTATCAGCCGTTAACGTCACAGTTACCGGTGCAAGGTTTACCTCCAAGTCATTAAATTTAGCCGTTATGCTGATATCCCCCACCTGCGTACCAGTTAATTTTGCGGTATAAACCCCTGGTGTTTCCTCGGTGATTTCTGACACTGTAACTTTACTGTTTGTTGGATCTATACTAAAGGATACTTTATCCAGGTAACCGGTAATTGGGTTATCTTTAATATCGATTAAGGTTAGCTTCAAAGTCGCGCTCTCTTTACCATCTGCGACAATAGTAATAGGCTCGGCAGTTAGCTTGGATTTGTCTAAACTTGGATTACTGCTATCGGCAGTTAAGGTTACTTTAGCCGCATTTTTAACTGGCAACACAACGTCATTAACTTTAACTTCAATAGACGCTTGACCCGCAGTGGTACCGGTTAATGTGGCAGTATAAATACCGTTACCCTCATCCTTAACCGCATCACTCACATGACTATTTTTTAAGCTACTCTTAAACTTAACTACTTGGCCTACCAGCGGATTATCATTCACATCCAGCAAGGTCAATTTTATTGTCGAGCTAGTATTACCGTCAGCAACAATGGTTGTTGGATCGGCTTCTAATTTAGAGTTGTCCTTACCGGGGTGCTTGTTATCGGCGGTTAAGGTTACTTTAGCACTATTTTTAATCTGCAATACTGCACCATTAACTTTAACTTCAATAGACGCTTGACCCGCAGTGGTACCGGTTAATGTGGCAGTATAAATACCGTTACCCTCATCCTTAACCGCATCACTAACATGACTATTTTTCAAGTCACTCGTGAACTCGACTTTTTGACCTGCCAGCGGGTTATCATTGACATCCAGCAAGGTCAATTTTATCGTCGAGCTAGCTTGACCGTCAGCAACAATTTCTATCGGATCGGCTTCTAATTTAGATTTATCCTTACTGGGTTTGCTATTATCGGCGGTTAAGGTCACGGTAGCGGTCTTGCCAACCAGAGGTTTACCATTAACACCAACACTAATAGTAGCTTGTCCGGCTTTAGTTCCAACTAAAGATGCTTCATAAATTCCATTACCCTTTTCAGTCACCTTGCCGATCTCGCTACCCGGTAGACTAGGGGTAAACACTACCCCTTGCTCGGCAAGTGGGTTACCGTTAACGTCCTTCAATTCCAACGTTATTGTTGAAGATATTTTGCCATCAGCAACGATACTGCTAGGGTTGGCCGCCAATTTAGACTTATCGGCACTCGGTTTACTATCATCGGCACTCAAAGTGACTTTTACCACTTGACTGACAATTAATGGTTGACCGTTGACTTCAACACCAAGGGTAGTTTCTCCCGCCGTTGTTCCTGTCAGTTTTGCGGTGTAAACGCCATTATTTTCCTCTACGGTGTCACCAATTTTGCTATTTGTCAGGGTGGTACTAAATTTCACTTTATCTTTCAGACCAGAAATGGCATTACCATTAACATCCTGTAAGGTTAGTTTTACTGTTGAGAATGCCGATCCATCGGCCACAATACGAGTAGGATTAGCTTCCAGTGTGGATTTATCAGCGCCAGGTTTGCTACTATCAGCCGTCAATGTAACCACAACTGGGCTGACAGTTAATACAGCACCATTGACTTCAACACCAATCTTACTTTCACCTGCCGTCGTCCCTGTTAGTTTAGCCGAATAAACGCCATTACTTTCCTCTACGGTGTCACCAACTTTGCTATTTGTCAGACTAGTAGTAAATTTGACCTGATCTTTATGGCCAACAATCGCATTACCATTAATATCCTTTAAGGTAAGTTTTATGACCGAAGATTCCGTTCCATTAGCCACAATGCGGTTAGGAGTAGCTTCAAGTTTAGATTTATCCGCTCCAGGTTTAGTATTATCTGCGATCAAAGTGACTTTCGTCACCGCGGTCATATTTAGTACATTACCATTAACCTCAACACCAATTACTGCTTCTCCAGCCTGAGTACCCGTCAGCGTTGCGCTATAAACACCTTCGCTGGTCTCTTTTGTTCCACTTGTCTGACTTTTCGCTAAATTACTAGTAAAATTAACTTGCTGACCGCCAAGTAAGTTATCATTAATATCTTTTAGCACCAAAGTCAGAGTGGAAGTCTCGACACCATTAGCAACAACAGTACTAGGAGCAGCGGTTAATTTAGATTTCTCACCACTCACATTACCACTATCAGCGGTTAAAATTACTATTACCGGGCTCACTGTTAGTAGCTTACCTGCGACTTCAACACTGATTTCAGTCTTACCGGCTTTAGTTCCGGTTAGTGGAGCAGTATATATACCAGGTTCGCTTTCCGTTACTGGGGTTGCACTACTGTTAGCTAACGTGGTGTTAAATTTCACGCTTTGACCTGAAATTAAATTACCATTGACATCTTGCAGCGTCAGTTTCAATGTTGAAACAGCTTTACCATCAGCCATAATCTTATCCGGTTTGGCTTCCAGTTTAGATTTAGTGGGGCTTGGGTTGTCACTATCTGCAGTTAATAACACTTTTGCAGTTTTATTTTTCAATACTGAACCATTAATTTTAACGCCAACGGTGCTTTCTCCGGCAGTAATACCTGTCAGTTCAGCGGTATAAACCCCATTGCCTACCTCTTTAGTATTTTTGATCTGACTATTGGTCAAACTCGTGGTAAAGTCCACTTTATCACCAGAAATAGGATTGCCTTGCGCATCTTTCAATTCCAGTTTCAAGTTAGCGGCGGTTTTACCATTGGCAACAATCGTTGCCGGTTGTAATGTCAATAATGATTTTTCTGCGCTCGGGTGACCGGTGACAAAAGCAACTGACTGGGTTTTTTGACTACCATTAATTTCGGCAGTGACTTCGCTGCTACCCGCTTTGGTACTGGTAACACCAAAGATCAGTTCTCCGCGTTGGTTAGTATTTGCCGTTGCTCCATTCTCAATGACTGCGCCATCGGTTGCTGTAAGATTAACCGCTATATTTTCTACCGCGTTACCATTTTGATCGGTCACCAATGCATATAGCATATTCTTCTCTTTACCATCAGCTAATGCTTTATCCTTAGTAACATTTAACTTGGCAATCTGAGCTGAATTTCGATCAGCGCTAAATTTGAGCGGCCCATTTTTATAGTTGCCGTTTTCCATCGTTGCGGTGATCTTGCCTTCTCCAGCTACTTTACTGGTTATATAAATTACCGCTTTTCCTTGGCTATCAGTGGTTGCTGTTATCCCATCCCCATTGGTAGCACTCTGGGAACCATTAGACAATGTTGCCCCCAATTTGCCATCCTGTTGTTTTAAGCCATCAACGCGGAAAGTAATTACTTGATGACTCAAGGGCTGTCCATGTTCATTGGTGATCACCGCGGTGGTGGTAAAATGATCGCGATCATTAGCCGGTAAAACGGAATTAGGCTCGACAATCAAATCATTAACCACATTTCTGGAAGGTTTTACCCGTATTGTGGTCGTCGCTCTGTTTGATTCATTGTCATTATTATCTATCCCCACCGCACTAATTTGATATTCTTGCGCGGTATTCTTTTGTGTTTTATAAACATAAGCCGGTAAGATAATTTCTAGTTGAGTCGGTGAAATAACCTGATAACTGCCACCATTGGCAATAAAACTAGGCGAGACTGTCCAGTTGATTTTTTTCAAACCATATTTGGTTTTATTAACAGTGGCAGGAATAATAATCGTTTCTTTTGCTTCCGCTCTCATTTCGACTGGTAACGAAATATTAATTAATTCCTGTTTCCGATATTGCATAACAATATCATAATTTCGATCGACAAAATCATACTTATTGCCAACCAAACTACGCATAACATCAACAGCATCAGGATCTAACTGTTGCGATAATGGTACGCCAAAGCGATAAATAATATCCATGCCAACCATAGTGTCATTACGATCACCGGCCGCATGCTCTCCTTTCAGGGTGATTAATGGTATTGGCGTGTAATTTATGCCTAATGTCAAGGCGTAAGGATCGTCTTTTAATTTATCTGGATCGACACCGGTACCAAGATGGACACCTTTGCCAAAATATTTTTCATATTTAATACTACCACCCAGTTTAGGGTAAGTCGGTAAATAGGCTTCGGCGCGAACATCAAAGCCCGTTGCCGGACGCTCATCATAATCATCCATTACCGCTATTTTCGATTGGTGCCAGTCAGTTAAACCAAAATAACCATTGGCGGCCAATTTTAAATAATCAGTCCAAGCTTCGCCGCCAAGACCTAATCGGGCATTGCCACCGCTATAATCATAATCATAGAAGGTATTAATGCCATACATCCAATTACCCCAATATTGGCGATAACCTAAACCTAAATTTAAAGTATTTCTGTCTTTATTGGTTCTTAATCCCAATTGGGTAAAAAGCAGACTATTTATGCTATCAATAACAGGTAATAAAAAATCACCCGAAAATTTTCTATCAGTACCGATAGAAATACGGGCAGTACCGTACTGATTTAACCAATCATTAAGTCGCTGGTTAACCAAACCTTCGCCAATATTTTTTGCATAACCGATTGAAGCATCAACTGCATTTCTATTTGCTAAAATATTACCAACCTGGCTGGCAATTGAAGCTAAAGTTTGATCTGTATTATCTTCAGGTGGTGTTTCCGCTCCACCTAAATTAGGTAAAATAGTATTAATCGTATTGGCACTATTGCCTTTAGTTTCAAGACTTGGTGGCATTTCTAACGGATAATGTCCTGAACTTAAACGTTCAGAAGGAAATAGAGAAGTTTCCCCCTGAGATGATGATGCAGTATTATCTTCAGTAATGATATTATTACTCTCGTTTGCATCATTCATTAAGGATTGAATACCTGAGATAGTATCTGCCATTTCAGCATTTTCAATCGCTTTTACGGCAGAAGATATAGGTAATAAAGCAACTAAAAAAAGATGAATTAATAATAAAATATAAGAAATTACTTTCTTGGATGAAATAAATTTTTTAAACATTGAATTTCCATGAAAAATTTAATTAGTTTTTATATTTTTGTTAAATAAATTTATCTATATCGTGTTTTATTTTTTAACCTAACTAATTAACAAAATTAGTATTTTTTATATTTTATATATCATTAGTGATTTTAATAAATTTCATCAAAAATTTCTCTGTAGATTAATATTTAAATATTATTTAACACAATAAACTTTAAACTAACAAAAATCAAACAAGGTAATTAATTTATAATTTAGTTGAATTATATATTCATAACATATGTTTCATATCTTAAATATCTAATAAAAATACGTCGCTCTCTCTAAAATACATAATCTATATTATTCTGTTAAACTATAACATCAGAGTTAATTTAAATGATGTTTAATTTTAAAGAAAAACACTTTCTAAACGTATTATTTATAATATATATATATATATATATATTAAATAATATTATTTCTTATAAATGTAAGTATATATGAATTACAAATGATAATATTTGTTTAAACCTAAGATCGGGATGGGGAATATTCACAGATAGCTTCCTCCTACACCACCATATAGACCCAGTGGAAGCGAAGCTACAATTTGAAGCCATTTGATTTTTAAACAAATTTCTCGTATGAAAAATCACCGGTTCATCTCCTAAAACTTATCTCAATACTGATATGATACATCCATATAAAACAGCCCAGGGGGATAGTGATGTCTTCATGCTACGATCAAACCATTCTAGATTTTTGGACACTCACTGCGGAAGAAAGCACATTATTGTCTGGCATGACAGATAAAGATCGTTTAGGATTTGCCACACAACTTAAATTCATTGATATTCATGGACGTTTCCATGAACACCACAATGAGATTATTGACCCACAGGCCGTTCAATGGTTAGCAACACAGATAAAAGTTACGCCTGACCTACTGGGTTCGTATGATTTTCCGGTCGTCAGAGCAGGTGTAATGGTCAACAAATTCTGTAGAAGATCTAAGCGGCATTTTTTAGTTCATGGTTAGGAAATTGAATCGCTTTTAAAGTGAGTAGCAAAAGCCATCCCTTATTGCAAAAAGGAGATGGGGATCGATTTATTGTGTTTAGTGCCAGTTAACATTTCCTCAGAGAGTGTAATTTCTAACCTGATTTCCTTATTTTAGACACATTGATCCTGCGTTTAGCTGCGTAACCATCGCTTTTTCTCCAGGTTATGCAGTCTTTCTGACAACAATTCCGTTGCTTTTTTACCCATTTGCGCCCCGGTGAAAAGCAGCCTGTCGCCACACAGAATACATTTGTACGGATCGGTACGCAGAAATCCTTTCATCAGCACAGAAAAACCTGGGTTCTCCGGTTTTTTACGTGCCGTCATCTCAAGTGCCTTATACACTTTCGGCAATAGTTTTCCCCGTTTACGATTCGACAAAAAACCAGAGTAACGCACCATTTTAAAATGCCTGGCCGGAATATGGCTTATATAGCGTCTAATCATCTCTTCCTGCGGCAGAGTCTGCTGCCGATGCTGGCCAGTTCGGTGGTCATGGTAGTGATGAACAACGGCACCCCCTCGGTAATGCCGCAGTTTTGACGCAGATACCGGTGGGCGTTTAAGGTAGCGACCGAGGTACTTAACACTATGCCATGCCACTTTCGTTTTTTTAGCAAAGTGCACTTTCCAATAACGTCCGTACTGCGCCCTCAAGTAACGCCGCCAATGTTTTTTGTCACGGATATGGCCAAGACCGGGAAGAAGGCCAGGGTTAATTAAATCATAACTGTGACGCAGTAGTCGGATAACAGCCCCTCGCCAGATTTCTTCGACATCCTTTTTTTTGAAAAACAGCTTTCGCCATACACTATGTTTACTATCCAAACCCCCTCGAGTGACGGAAACATGAACATGCGGATGTTGATTGAGTTGCCGGCCATAAGTATGCAAGGCACAGAAAATACCAATTTCGATACCCTGTTTGCGAGCCAACTGCAGCATAGCTCGAGTGGCTGCCCGAAACAGAGCATTAAGTAGCGGCCAGTTATTGTTAAAAAAAGGCCAAAGGAGATGTGGCATGGTGAAAGTAATGTGTTGCCAGTCGCAGTCGGGTAAAATATGAACCTGCTGTGCTAACCACTGCTCGGTGGCTTTAAAGCCACATGAACTGCAGGCTTTTGACTTACAGCTTTGGCAGAAAAAACGGCTGTGAGAACAATCAGACGAAGCGCAACAATAGCGCCGGACACCCATGGCACAAGTGCCGCAGGCAAGCATGCGCTCCACAGATAAACTCGTCCACGAACTAACGCTATCGCCGTATTTTTCGAGGAATTTATTCCAACCGTCATCAATGGTGAAAAGTAGTTTAGCAGGACGAGGGATATACATCTGACTCAATTACCTTATGGGCATCTTGCCAAAGAAACAGAAATTGTCAGATTCGTCAGCCCAGTTATCGGTGTGTTTATCCCAGGGTTCAAAGGAAACAGGGATTATTCCTAGCTCCGTATAGGTGATGAATTCATCGGCAGGCAGACTTTCAGTTATTCCCCCCTCAGTGTAGTCGTATCCAGCGTCATCGGCTTGGTCTTGGCGTTGTTCAAAACCCCTGATAATCGTGACTAGCGGCGGGTAATACTGCGCGTCGAGAAAAAATTGGGGGCCGAGTCGGACGCAGTGGCGTATGGCTTCTTTTAGGGTGTCATAAAAAAATTCAGGCGGTCTGTCATCATCATTTTCGGGTGGGAGAGAGATCATAAAACGTTTCGGATAAACAGGCGCTGTGGCACGTGAAGTGACGGGCAGCCTGCCTGATTTAACCGGTTTACGCTTTCTGGGAGATTTATTGCGAGCCATCGAGATGAATCCCTGAAAAAAATTAACCTACTGCAGAGTATAAAACAGTACTCAACTCATTAACATCCCCGAAGCAGCACCGCTGCGCCGCTCACGCGTAGCGTGCTACGTTCATTGCTACCCGATAAGTCCCCCCTGGCTTCGGCGGTTTTCCATTCAGTTATCTTTGTGATTTCAATCTGCCGCCTTCCATGTCCTGACGGACATTTTAAAAATATTTGTTACTAAGAAAACTAAATTACTAAACAATCGAGCTAGCAATACGTGCCTGTAACATCCCTGTCTCACTTATGTTTTTACTAGCGCCTTCCAAACTATCGGCTTGCTTATCTACAAGATTTTTAAGCGTTTTTTGTTGCTGTTCTTTCATTTTATCATACCAGTCAAAACAAAATTCAAAGAAATTCTGCTCAAGCATTAACTCTTCAATCTCTTTTTGAAGTCCAGCTTTATCTAAATAAATACTTCCTTTAGCAATAGCTAGACCACCATTAGTCACGCCATTCAAAATGGTAGCACCTGCTTCTATAGCGTTTTTAGGTGATTTAAGTTTTGTAATATAAGGCATTATTTCACGAACAAACATCTCATAAAATTTCTCAGCGAGTGCCTTCATTGCTTTAAAACCTTCCTTTATTGAGTTCTTTAAAACTGCTTGAGTTAATTGGGGGATCATCTCTTTTAAAATAATTTGTGTTCCTTTCATGATCCCTCTACCCAACGTTACTAATGCTCCAGCTTTGCAAACATCTAAAATAACTGCACCAACTTCAAGTACTGTTTGCACGTAAAATGCTGCATCAGCAACTTTTTGCCACATTTCTTTATCACCTATACCAAAATATATTGCTGTTTCAGCAATAGCTTTGACTATACCTGCCACACCCGCGGCGATATAAACTGGACCTGCGGGTTGTCCAAGACAAGTCAACACCGCGCCATAAGCTATTTCAGCCACACCAACTATCCAATCGAAAAGAACTAGCCATTTATTTTTTTCGGATTGCTCAATTTTTTTTGCCAATTCTTCTTGAAATGCCTTAACGTTTTGATCACGTAAAAACGCTTGAGTATCCGTCATCAATTTACTAGCCTTAGCGACTGAATTAGCAGTATCACCGAATATCTTTAAACTAAGAGTTGATGAGAGTAAAAATAAATCGTTAATTGACACTTTCTCGATATTTTTTAGAGTCAGATTCTCTGTGTTGTGGAAAACAGTTAACACCCTTCCTAAAGCCTCGTCTGCCTGCTGATAGGTGATTTTCCCGGTTTTTTTCTCACCTACCATATTTAATAATATTTCATTCGGTATAGGAGATTGCGGTAACGGTGATTTAATCACAGGAGCATTATTAATAATACTGAGCTCTTGTCGCTCTGGTGAAGAAATAGATGAAAAAACATTTATATTATTCATGAAATAATAGCCCTATTAATTTAAGTCAATTTATATCTTAATTATACTTATTGATATTCAATATCAGGTATTATACGTAAAGCTTACGATTGTGGTATAGTCACAGCCCCTCCGATTTACATACTGCAACACCATTGTATATACCAACCGATAATAACCTATAGCTGTTCTGTGATTTTTTAATTGTGGGGAAGCAGAAATAAAAAAAGCCCGCCATAAAGTAGCGGGTTTCCCTGATATGGTGTGATGCGACTCAAAATCAGAAGTGGCGGTATTTACGATTAATTTTAGAAGTTATAACCTAATACCGCATCGATATTATCTCATCGAATAAAATACCCTAGGTGCGTTAAACACCTAGATTGACCGCCTTTTTTATGTCTTACAAATGCGTTGCTGGCAATCATACAAGGCAAATAACACCAATCGAACATGAAATACCGTTAATAATCCCGTTAATGAGGCTGGCTCAAATTTCATTCTGGATTCTGTTATCGTCTGTCTCACCACTTTATACGCCACTGAACGCAACACTGAGATTTCTTTTTGTGGAATGCCAAAAGCAAATAACAATGCCGTTTCAAACTGTACTGGCGTTAATTCAGGAAAAAGATTGCGTAATTCCGGATATTGAGTAGGATCGAACACAGTCATATAGACCTCCAGTCAGGTTTATGTGATAGCTGTATAGTCAGATCGGAAGTCTGGCTATACAGCGCTAAAAAACAACTTAACGCTTAACAAACAACATGTAATACAACAAACCGACGTTTTATTTTCTTACCGGCTACGTCGGTTCGCCTCTTCAGACAGGCCGCGTTCCTCGCTAATGCTGTGGTACGCTGCCTGCCTTCATCGCTGAACCTTCTTCACCTGCAAAATCACTAAAATATCAGTTTTATTATTTTCTGCCGACGCCCCCGTAAACCAGCCCTTCGGCAAAAATGAAAATCCGGTATCGACTTCAGTCACTTTATTCTCAGCCAAACCGCCTAACAAAATAATATCGCCATCAGCAACGCTCACTTGCGTATTGACCTGACGTTTAATCAATGTTGGACTGTTATTGACACCTGTTTCAGTTTTGGCAAAATTTGATAACTACTGGTCAATGGTTAAATCTACACCCTGTTGCCGGATTTGCGGACGTACATTTAATATAACCCCACTGGAACGATATTCTATTGACTGCACAGGCTTATTATCAGAATAACTCACCTTACCTAATACAGGCACATCAGAACCAACAGAAAATGATGCTTGAGCTCCATTCTTCACTCTTAATCTAGGTGAACTCACCACATGAAAACGGCTATCCGTACGAAATAATTCATATAACGCATCTAATGAACCTAAATTAAAACGAACAAAATTATCAAATCCGGCTTCTTTACCGATACCAATATTAAATTTACCTGAAACCAGTTTGGCCGCCAATGCCAAACCTGACCCGTTACGTTCAGCAGTTTGCACTTCAAAAACATAGGCAGAAACAATAACCTCATCCGTCACAATATCAATTTTAGGTAACAATACTTTTAATCGGGCAATATCGGCTTTAGTACCATAATAAACCAGTACATCGCCTGTCCGGTTCAGAAAATCCGAAGCCGTCCCCGCCCCGGTCTTTTCGGGTGCGATTTGCCCCACTGAAATACCACTACGAGGCGAATTAAAATTACCGTCAAACTGGCTGCGTAATAAATCCGATAAATACTCTACTGAGCGATAACGTGGCTGATAAACATAGGTTTCCATGACTACTGTGGGTGTTTTTGGCGTAAAGGAAACTAAATAATCAATCCCATTACGTTCATGAATGGCAATCTGTAAATTATTTAGATAGCGCTTAATGAAAGCCCGTTCATCAATTTCTGGCGTAATACGAAAGGTCACTTTACGAGGGTCATTGATTAATTCTGGTGATAGCATGAAAGGACGCTCAAAAACATACCTATACAAGACATTCAACGCTTGCGGTAAAGGCACGTTATCCAGTTCCATCATCACGCCTTTAGCCATTAATAACGGACTTACCGCTAACAACACCCCTATCCATGCCCTTTTCATTTCATGCCTCCCGAATAGGTTGTGACAACGTCACCATCAATGTTGCCCGTCATCCGCAAACCATAAAAACGAAATTGAGATAACGGCTCAAGCCGGATTTGCCCCTGCTGATTAAGTAATACCACCCATGCTTGCCCTCGCTGACTAATTTTGCCCGCAATACGCCATTGACCGGATAAATTTTGCGCCGACGAATTTTGATGTGATTTTTGAGTAGTCACTGATTTATCAACTGATTCAGAGATAGGCCGATTTTTGGGCGTAATCCCGTTACCACTAAAGAATTGATAAAGAAAATAAACGGAAACAATAACCAGTAACAACAATCCTGATGTTAATAACCAGAATTTAGATTGATTAAAAATACTCTGACGTTTATCCACCACCTGCTCTTGTCCTTGCCCCCCTTCATAAGAATGATAAAGTGGAAAAATCGCCTTGTCATAACTGCACTGATAGGATGAAGTGCGATTATTTTTAAACAGTTTAATCCCTGAATAAACATCGACCCGATAGCGATTTCGTAACCCTAACGCCACCAGTTTGGTCATTCTGTAAGTCGTCTCAATCCTATCTTTGATAAAACACGGTAAATTAGCCACCGACTGATTTAATACCACTAAATCACAGGTAAAACCTTCTGTATTAACAAAATGACCATGCTCAGCTATAAATGAGCGATGTTGTTGCGGTATCCTGTTGTTTTCCCAAATTCGCCACGCTTCATCAATGCAAATCAAATCACCCGCCTGACAAAAAGTGTCTTCTGCAATACCCGTTTGTGTTTTAAATGGGAAAAAATCAGCCTCTTTAACCTGTTCATTATCAACGCAGATAATTTCACCTAATTGAGACTCATCGGCTTTCTTTTTATCAAGACAATAAATCCTGATTTTTTCTGCTGAAATACCGTAGATATTCGTCACAATCCGGCGACCTTTCATAAAAGCGGGAATAATAACATTGCAAACCACTTCATAGGATTTACCGCTTCTTGGGATACCGACATAAGCTGAAATCGCCATACATCACCCTATCACCGGAATACGGCGCACAATAAAGCGGGTCAGATAAGCCGAAATCACAATCTTAATCCCCGTTATCACCGCAAACAAATTCATAAAATACCAGACACTATCAGGAAGTTGACCAATCAACTCCGGTAAATTCGTTGACGTGGGTAATAAAGCTAACAAAACAGGAACAAATTCAGTGACCACTAAAAACAGCGCTGAAAATACGATAAATTTAATGGTCAGCGTTCTAAAAACAAACCCTAATAAAAAATTAAATGCAGACACAATCAAGGCATACATCACTTAATCCCCTTAAGAAGACAATACAATCCGTAATCCCAGAAATGACCAGATAATCATTGAAAACAGGGTTAACAACCCACGAATGCTTTCAAACAAGGTACAATGAGCATCAATGACAAAACGCTGCTCAAACACCTCAAAAGTCGCTACTGGGCATGACGCTGTCCGTTCCGGCAAATTGAAATTTTCCAAAAATGGAAAAAGATGCTGCAATGGCGATAATATTGATTCTGCCGTCGGTGAATCTAAATCCGGCTCATTATTATCGGGATGTGATAAATCGGTTCCTTGCCCGTTACCTGTTGAGCCAGAAGATTGACCAGAATGTGAAGCAACGCCTGAAGATGAACTGACACCCGCTTGACGGGTTCCTGATGAAGGAAAAATATTAACCGCACTGCCTAAACTACTGGCGCCAGATTTACTATTAGCATTGCCTTCATTAGAAGGAATTGCATCATTTATGCCCGTACTACCCGAATATTTAGTTGAATCTGTCTGTGTTTTTGGACGCTCCCCACGATAAGAGCAGTTATGAACCTCGGTAAAACCACTTTTCCAAGTACAATCATTTAATTTACCTGTATCAAAAGCCTCATAAACGGCACGAGATGTACTCGGCTTGTACCCTTCTGATGTCCGCACATATAAACAACCATATTTTTGTAAATAATTATTCCCCATAAAATTAAAGGTATTATAAAATTTGAATGGCTCTTTACGAACAACAGGATTGCCCGAATCGTCATAACTTGTCACATTCTGATACGTTGGATAGACAATATCAGCACATTCTCTTTCACTGGGTGAAATAAAATCAGATTGCCCCGAAACCGGATTATAAACGTGTTGAACAGGCGGGAAATCTGAAGATGATTCTAAAACCTTATTGACATTTGGTGATTGCCCCGAAATTTTATTATCACTTTTTTCTTTCTCATTATCTTTTCCATTTCCATCTTCTACCGTTTTTCCTGTCGGATTCCATTTAGCATAACAAGTGCCCGACTTTTCACCACAGAGCAATACATCATCATTAGCAATATATTCACAACCATCAACATTGGCATAATAATTACTACCCACTTTTTTTGTATAAAATGAACCCGATATCGAACTTTTATTCATGCAAACTTCTTCCGGCGTTTGTAAATCCTTATTATTATTTTCAGTATCAGAAACCGTCCTTTTAATCTCACCGATAACGGATGCTTTTAACCAAAAACTATCACCGTAAGAATCAACAATTTTCTCAGTCGGAGAACCATCATAAAAACACTCGCTAACCTCAAATTTAAATTGTGAATCAGGGTAAACTTCAGCATAAATAGATTTCATATTATCGAATAAATTATGAGCAGATTGTTTAGCCTCACTACAAGCCTGCTGCTGCATAGTTAAATCAATATATTCAACACGTTTAAGCGTTCCGTCTTCACTCTTAACATCTTTTGATTTAGAAATAACATCGATATCAAACGTACTTTTATCCAAAGTCTCCCACGTTTCAGCATAAGCATAAGACGTTAAAAACAACAATATCAATCCAACCCTTGTATGACTGCCCAGGCGCATAACAGCCCCCACAAAAAACACAGAAAATAAAATCCGATTGTCAGCATCGATATAAAGGGGCATTAATTTGCCCCTCTCCTTGTTACGCACCCCGTACCATACGCAAAACCCACTTAACGCCCGCCATGCCTGCATAAACGGCAATAAGACCACCTGCAACCGCTAAAATACCCGTCATGACAGAATTGAAATTAAGGGAGTTCGTTAATTGCGTGTAATCAATAGCCGTACTTGTCCCTGTCGCTGCTTCGGCAAATGACATTGCAGAACTAAAAGCACCGAATAAACCAATACCTACACTTAAATATAAAGTGCGCAGATTAAGTTTGTTAAAAAACTTATTTAAACTTAATTTAGTCAACATAATTAAACACCTTTCATCATATTAATTACTGCACCCAGACCCTTGGAAAATAACCAAAGACCAATTACCGTGGTAAAAGGAATCCCCCAAAATTGTGCCGCGACTGAATAATCAATATTAAGGAGTTCCTGATATGGCAACTCTTTTACCGTCAGTTCAATTACTTGGCAGTCATTCATGACTTTTGAGCAAATCTTACCAACAATATTATTTTCCTGAGCAGCCATAGCCATTACCTATTCCACTAGATCGAGAAACATTTCAACGTTATGACCCGTTAAGGGTTGCCCTGTCTGCTTATCGTGATATCTAAACGAACGCTCAAAACCGGAAATACGGCAAACCAATTCATTCACTTCTGAATCAATCGCCCCCACACGCCGTTTAGAACGAATTTTGACTATAGGCGGTTTAGAATAAGGGTCAGGTGCGGGTAAAATAACGGTGGTATAAACATGTCCATCATTAGACGTACTGACACGGGTCACTTTTCCACTAATTACCGTTTGATATAAGGGCAATGCAGCCATAATGGTTCACCTTTCTTGATTTAAGCGTTTGCAACTTGTTTAAATGAATAAATATTATTTTGACGTTCAAAAACACTCACAGGCTCGACATACCAGTCAGGACGCTGTTGTGCAAAATCAATATTGATAACTTTATAAAAAGGAATGACGTTAGATTTGTCGCCCGTGAGATTTTGTAATTGTGATTTACTGATGCCAATATCGGTTAATAAGATTAAATTATTATAAAATGTTCTTTTTGCCAGAGAATTAAAAACATTTAAATAACCCTCATTCACTAAACGACGATAAAAACCAAATATCCGTTGCGCTTTAGAGTATGAAATGTTGCCTTTTGGCGTAGTAGAATAATAATGTGATTTTAATCGTTCAAAAATATGTTCATCATCATAAATATTCATTTCCATTCCCCTCAATGCCGTCAGCAAATCATCAAAACTTTTCATCCACAGATCGTAAATTAAATTAGCCCCATCACGTTCATAGTGTTGTTGATAAAGACAAAGCGCCGAAAAATTAATCGGGATCTGATTATCTTTTAAAAACCGTTTTTTCAATCGCCCTTCTAACCTCAACAGGTTATTGGCAAAATCCGTCAGGCGTTTATCATTTAAAATGGCAAACTGATTAAGCAACACCTCATCATTGGGATTAACGCGTAATTTTCTTTGTATTTCACCCAAACGTTTTGCCAGTTCAAACGCTTTATAATAAATACACAATTCCCTATGTTTAGAGCCACGGTTAAAATAGACGGTTGATTCATAATCGTTTGATTTCGTGGCTTTGGTTTGTCCATGACTGATATTTTTGAAATAGGCAATCACCTGTTTACAAATACTTTCCGTCGGTAATCTTACTGATAACGTTGTATGAAGCTCAGAAACTTCGGTATTCGTTACGTCTAACAAATTAAAAAGATGTGGCATAGAAGCCGCTAAATTAGTGATTAACTCCAGACCACATAATGCAATATTGGTTGAACCAAACACATTATGCCCCTGTAAGAGCTTGGCAGGTGAAGCCTTAAGATTGACGCGCGGGAAAATCAAATGAGTTCCCTGATAAATCTTCATGCCCAAACTGGCAAAATGCGTTGGTAACGATTCAAAAGGATGCGCTAATCCCTGAACAGATAAATCGCCTTTTATTTCAAATTCCACATCGCGAGCAGATAGCCGAATACCGCTTAATTTAGCAATCTGCATAAAATCGATAGATCCTCCGCCATGATCCTTATCACGAGACGTTCTCATCACATACTCATCTTTAAATGGAATCTGAAGCTCAAGAAGATCAATCATGAATAAAGTCCTGTTCTGCTTTCAGCTAACTATATTTCAATATGTCAACATTTAAACATGTCGAAATTATTATTTTTAGATATAAACCAAAACAGACAAGTAATTAAGTAAATTTGTAAACATGAAAAATAGTAAACATGTCGACATAATATAAAGACTAAAAAATAGGAGAAAAAATGAGCAGAAAACAAATTGCTTTCACAGAAGCAACACACATGAAAATCGAAAGAGCGGCATTAGATGTATCAATAAAAACAGGAAAAATAGTCAAATGGACTGATGTGGTACATTTTATGGTAGAAAAATACCTAGAAGAGGCAAAAAAAGATATGGTTCATAATGCGATAGATAAAAGAGAAAAAAAACAACCAAAATAAAAGTTATTATCGACATCAAAATTGAGTAAAAGTATAAAAAGCATACCAAAACTAAAATGTGCAAATGTTAAAAAAATGAATTAATAAAGAAAAAATTAAGTAAAATAATGCCAAATTGGCACAAGAGTACATAATTTTAGTACATAATTAAAGAGTCATGCACTCTTAATTACGTAACATTTAATTAACAAATGACTAATGTAAATGGAAATTGCATTTACAGAAAATAACCCTGACTTCATCGGTTATACCCTATTTAATTTATACTAAACAATTCCGGTATTTAACTGATTGATCGCTTTTGAATATTAGAAGATAAAGAAGTTTAAGTTAACCAAGTACAAGCAAAATTATCATATATTTTGTTTCAATATTTCTCATGAAAAGGAAAATAATAATGGATAATATTCAATCAACCTTACACGATACAAATTCAATAACTCAATATAATACATCGTCATACAGTGATGGTATGGAAAGCATTTCTCAAATCAACGAACTGATGATGATGCTAACTGAAATGCTAAAAAAACTCCGTAACACCTTGCAAGAATTTAACCAGAAACAGCAAGAACTAGGATGGAATATCCAAGTTGCCTCAATGGATAAAAAACGTGAAGGAATAGATAACGCAAATTCTGCAGCAAAATGGTCAGTATGGGGACAAATAGCTGCAGGAGTAGTTGGTCTGGCAGGAATCGGAGCGGGTAAATATTTGGGCTCAGCTCAAATTGGAGGACAAATTGGAAATAGTTTAGGTCAAAGCACTCAAGGTATTACACAAATACAATCGGCTAACGACACAAAATTAGTAGAACTAGATAAATTGACAGGAGAACTTCAAACAACCAATGCGCAAAATTACGCAAAAAATACTAATGATTTAGCAGACAAAATTCGGCAAGTTTCTGAACAAATGAGAGCTTTTACGAAAGATTTAGTTGAACTCCACAGTCGAATAAGTTCATGGTTAGGAATCTCAATCAATACAGTAAGGCATTAA